AGTTTTTTGATGTTACATTGGGCATTACAACAATTAGAAACAGGATATAAATATAATAAAATGTATTTTGTAAAGAGTGATTCACCTCCACGTAATAGGAGGGAATACCCTGCTATCCCAGGTGGAATTATGGACAAGAGTGAAGGATTGTTAGGGGTATTGTGTGATACTACTTCCGAAGAGAATCTAAATGATTTTACAAGTAGAAATAGTAAAGTAGAGGTATTACCAATCCAATTTGCTAAGTCTAGAAGTTTAAGAAAATCAATTCTATTTATTACTGAGTGTCAGGATTTTACACCTTCTGAAATGGAAAGATTACTTTCTAGAATTGGAGATGACACCGTAGTTTTATTAGATGGGTCTACAAAACAAATTGACAATAAATATTGTGGATATAGAAATGGATTAACAATTGCTAGTGAAAACTTTAAGAATAAAGCAATCTCGGCACAGGTTAATATGATTACCGATTTCAGAAGTGAAATTAGCAAGATGGTAAGTGAAATGGATTGGCATGATTAGGTAGTATATTATAACAATAACACGGGTCTGGTACTAAAAGTACACAGATACTATTAAAGAATAAAAAGGGGATATATTAATAATGAATAAGCAAGCGACGATTAACAAGATGCAAGAATTGGTAGAAGGTAGCACAAAGAAAGAATGTGAGAAATATTTAACAGCATTTCTCCAAGCAATGGAGTTCGCAATTAAAAATAAAGAGGAAATTAAAATTGCTGGATATTTTGGAATGGAAGTTGTAGAAAGAGCTAGTAGGACTGGAAGAAATCCCCAAAATGGTGAGGTAATTCAAATTCCTGCTAAGAATGCAATTAAGACCACTATTTATAAGGTTCTTAAAGAATTGTCTCTGTAAATTAACATAAAACAATTTTGTGCTACTACAGTAAGTCCTTATATTCAATAGATATCATTGGATATAAGGCAAAAGTAGCACAATTACATAAGTCGGAATGGAGACTTTAAACCCATATCCATTGGTCTGGATGGATACCTAAATTCATTCCCATTATAGCAATAATAAAATAAATAATAAAATAAAAAGGTGGAATAAATCAATAATGGCAAAATCTAAACTTACGGAAACTAAGAAGATCACACATAAACTTGCTTCTGAAGGCGAATTAACAATTACTGATCAGATTGCTGTAATTGCGATACCAGATGAAGGTGTTAAAAATCTGATTGAATTACTTAAAAATTTCTCAGGCAAATATGTTAAGTTTTCTTTTACAGAAGAAGAAATTGAGGATGTAGTAGATGAGGAAAATGAAGAACAAGAACCTGATGATGAATAATTAATATTAAATTAAATATAAATGGATGGTGATTATGGTGATTATTATGTTCTATGAAGATGAAAGAGGTAAATCTTTAGAATCTAGCAGAGGTTAATCAATCATTCAACTAGGATCTATGAAGATGCTAGTATTTATAATAATTATTTCCCTCTATAAATTGTTGTGGTAATTTTTGAAAAACTATGCTTCATTATTAGAAAAACTAAGTGTAGAATGAGTTTTGTATATGGCGAAATTGAAGATTAAATATCTGATAAGACGCACTATTTTTAGATTTCTACAATTATCATAAAGATCATAGTTCATCAAAAGGCATTACACCTCCTGAATTTAATTTTAGACTTAATAAGATGTTAATAATATTCATCTTACACATGAGAACAAAGGTTATATTTGACTACGGTTAAGAAATATAACCTCTCATGGATATACACTTAGTTTTGACTAAGAGAATCTATTTCATATTTCACATTTAGTGTGGTTATAAAAGTCTTTTGTGCTTTTATAAGTAGGTATGGTTGTCTAAACAGAACCCATCACGCTTAATTTACTTATTTGTAAATGCGTACCACGATGTGTCATTTTAATTATTATGCATCCCCTATTCTCTTTTTAAGGAGATGAGACAAAACAAAAATGATTAAAGTAGAAAAACCTATTGATAATAAACTAAACAGATATAATAACTATGACATTGAAAATGCTGATACATTGTGCCCAGTGTGTAAAAATGAGAAACAGCGATTCTGGTTGGCATTTTATTGTGGAGAGACTTTGTTGGTGTGTCGTGATTGCGGTTATCACGAGGAAATTTAATATTTAGTATTTAGTAATTAATATATCACATTGGTCGATTGTGATATTGAAGTTGAAAATAATAAATTCTAAGGGGAATTTATGGAATATATAAGAAAAGAAAATGAGTCATTTTTACAATTTGCTGAAAGATTACTATCTAACAGAAAAGAATATGATTTAGATAAAGTTGAAGTGTATGAGATATTATACGGAGAACAAGTTTCAGCAGATCATGCAAGAAAATGTTTGACAAGCTTAGAAAAAACAATTGAACAAGATAAAATGTGTAAAGTTGACGTACAATCTTATGTACAATCTGATGAAGTTAAACCAAATTATAAAGAATCTGTAGAAATTAAAAGCAATGGTGAACAAATTTCCGATAAATTATTGGAAATGAGTCTTGAAGAATCAAAAGATCCTGAATTTGTTTTGAGGAGTCATGGATATTCTTCTTCTGAGTGGGTTATTACATCTGCTAAAAATTCAATGTGGCATATGAATACTAAAGCAGATGGGGTTAAGGTACTTTACAGTTCAAAGATTAGTGTAAAACCTAGGATTGAATATCAATGGAATGAAGAAGATGCAAAAAAGATATTCTCTAGGTTAGAAACATATACAAGAAATAAGTCAAGTATTAAACCATTACAATATAAACAAAATGGTAAATTACTTATTGTACCTATCGCTGATTTTCACTTGAATCTTTTATCGGATGAATTATCTACGGGAAATGAATATAATATGCAAATTGCTGAAGATATTTTCTTTCAAGTAATTAACGATATTATAGATAGAGTTGAAGACAAACATTTTGAGAAGGTTTTATTTGCTGTCGGAAACGATTTTATTAATGCAGATAATCTAAATGGTACTACAACTCGTGGAACGCCTCAAGATAATGCAGAATCGTGGTTTAAAGCTGTACATAAGGCTACAGAATTAATTATTAGAGCAACTGATATGCTTACATATATTGCACCAGTAGACGTAGTTCTAGTTCCTTCTAATCATGATTTACATACAATGTTTGGAGTAATTCAAACTGTAAAAGCATGGTACAGAGACGATAATAATGTTCATGTAGATGATAGTCCTTTGCCAAGAAAATATTATGAATTTGGGAAAACACTTATTTCTTTATCTCATGATATCAAAGTAAAAGATGCTTTACAGATAATCACTACTGAAGCAAAAGAAAAATGGAGTAATTGTGAACATATTATTTTAATGCTTGCTCATTTTCATCAAAGTATAGTATATGAAAAACAAGGATATTTAGAGGTATTGAGATTACCTTGTGTTAGTGGTTGGTCTAGATGGACTAATGACAAAGGATATATTCAATCAGAGAAAAAGAATCAGAGTTTTATTATTGATAAAGAACTTGGAATTACAGATATTATGAATACAATTATTGTTGATTATTAAAATAATAAATAATATGTTATTTTTGGGATATGTCATGTCGTGAGACACACCGCTATCCATCTTTTATATTAAATTAAAGGAGGATAGGATGGTAAAAGAAAAGGTTTGTGGAATATATTGTATTAAGAATTTAATCAATAATAAAATGTATATAGGTTTAAGTACTAATATTTATACAAGATGGGATAGTCATAGGAATATGTTAAATAGAAATGACCATTTCAATATATTTCTTCAAAGATCGTGGAATAAATATAAAGAAAATAATTTCAAATTTAGTATAATTGAAATCTGTATAGAAGATGAATTGTCTCAAAAGGAAATTTATTATATTAAACTATATGATGCCAATAATGATAAATATGGTTATAATTTATCATCTGGTGGAGATAAACCTAAAATAAATGAAGAATCTTTAATTAGAAAGTCTTTAAAATATTCTAAAAGAGTATTGCAATTTGCTAAAGATGGATTATTTATTGCTGAACATTTAAATTCTCATAAAGTTGGTGAATTATATAAAGTATCTCCTTCAGCTATTCATCAATGTTGTTTGGGTAATACAAAATCTGCTTACGGGTATATATGGAAATTTAAAGAAGATTGTTGTGATATCGTCAGCAAGTTAAATGATAATACAGATATTCCAAATTTATATTATATAGCACCAGTTTCTAAAATTGTATATCAAATTGACTTAGAAGGAAATTTTCTTAAAGAATGGTATAGTTGTGATACTATAGGAGAATTTTATAATATTGTATCTGAAAATATTCGTTCATGTTGTGATAAAAAATATGGCAGAAAAACTTATATAGGATATATGCTGATGATTATAACATAAATGGAATAGATTTACAATATTATACACGTCAAAAGAGTACAAAACCAGTTGAACAATATGACTTAGAAGGAAATTACATAGAAACTTTTGAATCAGCAAGAGAAGCAGAACGAGTAACTGGTATAGGTTATAAAATGATTTCTAGAGTATGCAAAGGTGAAAGACCTTATACTCATGGATTCATATGGAAATTTGCTAGTTAAAAATTAAAATAAATAATTGCCAGAAAGGTAATATACATATGGAAATATTAATGCCAACTGATAAAATTATTGACGAGATGAAATTAACTTCTGCTATTAGAGATCGTCGCATTTTTGTAAATGAGGTAATAGACAACGATATCTCATTCAAGACAGTTTATTTTTTAGATAGAATTGTCTCATTAGATAATAAATCCAATATTCCTATGTCTGAAAGAGAAAGTATAGAAATACTTATTGACTCGCCAGGAGGCAGTATTAATTCAGGTCTAAGTATCATTTCTAAAGTCGAAGAATTAAAGGATATAGGATATAAGATTATCACTACTAATCAAGCTTCCTCTGCATCTATGGCATTCATGCTCCTTATAGTTGGATCTGAGCGTAGAGCTTATCGCTATTCTTATGCACTTGCACATCAACCTTCAACGTGGATGGGTGGAGTTCTTCAAGAATTAGAAGATGAAGTAACTGAGCTAAAAAGATTATGGGGTTTAATGAAAATGCTAATTATGAAATATACTGATATTCCAGAATCAAAATTAGATGAATTTAAAGAAAAGAAACAAGATTGGATTTTAAATCCGTCTCAATGTTTGGATATGGGTGTAATTGATTATATTATGTAAAATTTAAGGAGAATTATATATGTGCGATAATTGCAAAGAAATACAAGGTAAAGTAGATTCAATTATTGAACCAACTGAAATCCTAGCAGAATTAAAATCAACCTCTCTCCCATCTTCTGATGAACCAATAATGTTTTTTGAACCTATAGATATAAATGGAACGGAAAAGTTAGATTTGGATGAATTTTCAAGAGGTATTAAAGAAGCATCGTTTGCATGTGGTATGTATACTGCATTATTAAATGTTGGATTTACTCAAGAAGATGCAATTGCTTATATTTTCAATCGAATGAACATTGATAATAATATTGAGATTGGAAAAATTTCAGCTAATGCTACTATTGAATCTAGTAAAAATGTTAATTTAGCAAAAGAGAAAGAAATGCTGTAATTTTAATATTTACAATACAAAATAATAAATAAAGGTAGGAAATCACAAAATGAGAGTATTTAATGCAGAATCAGTATGGGATAAAGAAGAACAAAAGTGGATGCAATGTCTAACTATTGATGGTTTTGAAGTAGATTTAGAAACTTATGCTTTGGAATTAAATAATGAAACATATGATAATGAAGAAGGCGTAATTGCTTGTACTTGTGATGATTGTGAAGAAGTAAATAGTAATGAGGATAATGATACTCATGGAGAAGATTGTACATGTGAGGACTGCCTAGAAGATAGGAAGAATATTTATTTAGCCGAAGCTGTAAAATATATGTTTGAGAATCAACTATGTCCTAAACATGTATTCGAAATGCTTGGAGATATTTATGATAAGGCAAATTATGAAGGTTACGAAGAAGGTTATGATGCAATGAAGGAAGATATGCGAGAGTTTTTAGAGGATTGATGAAAACCAAATCAAATCAATTTTAGATTTTAATGGGATTTTTGTTAGGAATATATAAAGTTTTGTGGATTATAGGCACTTCAATTTATTTTGGAGTGTCTTTGTGTCTTCAAAAATATTGTTGACTTGGGGGTTAGGTTTTGTAATAGGGTAGCTCTCTATTTTCTGTGTTGCCTATCCCCTATTTATCCTTTAACACAGAGAGGATTATAACACAGAAAGAAGGAATTAGAGAATGTTAATTAGTAAAGAGGTAGAAGTTTTAGTAAAAAGAGGAAATATAAGATGGGTCGGAAAAATATATAATGTAAAAATTGGTGATACAATTAATATCCCTATTGATAATTTACCAGTAAACTCTAAGGAATATATTGATTATTCATGTGATTATTGTGGAAAAGAAACAGGTAATACATATCAGAATTACTATAAAAATCATAATAAATCAACCATACGAAAAGATGCTTGTAAAGAATGTGTAGCAGAAAAAAGAAAAGAAGTTGTTTTAGATAAATATGGTGTTTCTAATATTAGTCAATTAGATGAAGTTAAAAGTAAAAAGGAGATTACATGTTTAGAGCATTTTGGTGTTTTTTGTAATTTAATTGCAGACGATACAAAGAACAAAATCAAAAATACGAATCAAAAAATATATGGAGTAGACAATGTTGCAAAGAACAGTAATGTAAAAGAAAAAGCTCGTCAAACAAATTTGGATCGTTACGGGGTAGAATGGACTTCTCAGTCGCAACAAATGAGAAACAATACATTAATTACAATGAATGAGAGATACGGAGAAGATTATGGTATCAATGTTCCAGAAATCAGAAATAAAATAGAAAAAACAAATTTAGATAGATATGGTTCTAAATGTGTTTTTGGTTCTGAATATTTTAAAGACAAATCAAAACAGACGATACAAGATAAATTTGGAGTAGATAATGTATCTCAATGCGAAGAAATAAAAATGAAAAAAGCAGAAACATTTTATAAGAATGGAACGATTGCAACTTCAAGACAACAAATGTATATTCATCAATTATTTGGTGGTATTTTAAATTATTCTAATAATACACCAAGTTTAGATATTGCTTTCCCTGAAGATAAAATTTATATTGAAGTAAACGGGTCTGGCCATGACCTATGTGTAAAAATGGGAACAATGACACAAAAAGAATTTGAACAAAGAGAATTAAGAAGATATAAATATTTAAAAGGGCATGGGTGGAAAGGTATTTTTATTAATACTGGTAGGGATTATTTGCCTTCTGACGATGTTTTGTTGGAAGAATACAGAAATGCTTTAGAATGGTTTAAATCTACTGATAAATATCATTCACATTATAATATTGATATTGGTGGAATTATTAATGATAACAAATATGGAAGATTAAGAAGAATTACAGAAAACGATTTAGAAGAAGTTAGTTAATATCAACTTCTTCTTTATTTAATTAAAAAGAGGTGAGACCTATTCCAAGAATAAAATCGACACAGCAAAAACAAGCACATATTCCAAAAAAGGATTTAAATTTAACTTGTGCTGCCTGTACTGATTTAAAACACGAAAGAGAATACTATGTAAGCTATAATAAAATCCATTCTTCTGGACGTATTCCTTATTGTAAGGCTTGCTTAAAGAAAATGATAAGTGATGATAATGGAAATGTAACTCTAGATAAATTACAATCAACAATGCAATTAATAGATAGACCATTTATTTTTGATCTTTATAAAATTTCATTAGAAGATAAAAATGACACATTTGGATGCTATATGAAAAATTTATGTCTTAAACAAAATCGTGAATTAACATGGAAAGACTCTCTTTTTAGACCTCAATTAAATAGTGAGTTGAATTATGATAGTTCATTAAGCACAAATAAAACCTATGATTATACTAAACAAAATAATTCACACATGGATGGATTCATTATAACTAATGAAATAATTGATAAATGGAATTACGGATATACAAATGAAGAGTATTATTATTTTGAAAAAAAATATAACCAACTTAAAAACAATTACTCTGAAAAAACTGCTATGCATACCGAAGCACTTCTAAATTATATTAGATATAGAGTTAAAGAAGAATTAGCAACTGCAAAAGGAGACGTTAAAGAAGCTAAAGAATGGGGTGGTCTTGCTAAAGATGCAGCAACCGCAGCAAAAATAAATCCTAGTCAATTATCTGCTGCTGATTTAACGGATGGTTTAAGTGGGTTTGGTCAATTAGTAAGGGCAGTAGAACAAGTTGTTGATATTGTTGAGATATTACCTAAATTCAAACAAAAACCGCAGGATAATGTTGATTTTACTTTATGGTGCTATATTAATTATGTAAGAGGGTTAAAAGGTTTAGGTGATTGTGAATATAAAGAGATATACGGATTTTACGAACAAAAAAAGAAAGATTTAGCTAATAAAATAATAAATAATGATGATATAATCGAAGAAGACATTGATGTCGAAGGTGAACATAATGGGGTCACATAAAAATTTTCAGTCAGATAATAAAAAATATAAGACTAAAGAAAGTCGTACAAATATATATAATCCAGACTTTCAACCTACAGTTAAAGCTTTTGGAGATAAACAATCAGATAGTTTTACTAAAAATTTACCAAAATGGATTGATTTTATATCATGGGCTAGGTGGAATCCAGACTTATGGTACGATTTGATAACTCCAGAAACAGGAGGAATAAGATTAGATTTAGATCAAAGAGTGTTTTTGAGGTCTATAGCTAGATTTGTATCGACATATGGTGTATTCCCAAGAGGATATGGAAAAACTTTTGTGGAGGATTTAGGTATATATCATGCTTGTGTTTTTCATCCAGATATTGAGATATCTCTTTCGGCCCAAACAAAAGAATCTGCTTCTAAATTGTTAGAAGATAAACATAGAGAAATTATAAAATTTTATCCCTTAATGGCAAATGAAATAACAAAATCGAGTTTTGCAAAAGATTCTGCTGAAGTAATTTTTACTTCAGGAGCTAGACTGGATAATCTTGCCAATGCTCAATCATCAAAAGGTCAAAGACGCAAAAGATTAAATATTGAAGAATCAAATTTATTGAATTCTGCACTCTATGAAGATGTTTTAGAACCAATTCCTAATGTACCTAGAAGAACAATAGGTAGATTAGCTCTAATAAATCCTGAAGAATTAAATGGTCAAATTAATTTTTTTACTACTTCTGGTTTTAGAGGTTCTACTGAATTTGATAGAAATTTAAGTCAATTAGACGAAATGGCTGAATTAAAAGGTAAAGTTTTAATAGGTTCTGATTGGCAACTAGCTTGTGAATATGGAAGAGGAGAAACTAAATCTCAAATTCTTAACAAAAAAGAAAAAGCATCACCAATATTCTTTGCAATGAATTATGAATCAAAATGGGTTGGAGCGACCAATGATGCACTTGTAGATATAAATAAATTATTAAAATTAAGGACTTTAACCAAACCAGAACTAAAATCAGACGGAAAATCAGATTATTATGTTTCAATGGATATTGCTCGTTCTCAAAAATCTAGTAATAATCAATCTTCAATAGCTGTTTTAAAAGCAAAACGCAATAAAGATGATAGAATTATATGTATTCAATTGGTTAATTTGGTAAATTTACCAACAGGGTTAAATTTTACATCTCAAGCAATTGAATTTAAACGAATGTTTAAAATATATAATGCAAAGGCAGGAATTTTAGATAATAATGGATTAGGAAAAGGTTGTACAGATGAATTATTAAAAGAACATATAGATCCATTAACAGGAGAAATACTAGATTGTATGGATACGATCAATACAGAGGATATCCCAGAAATTAAAGGTGCTAAAAAATGCCTATATGCATTACAATCACAAGGTATTAATTCTGATATCATAGTTAATTTTATTGATATGGTAGAAGGAGAAAAATTACAAATATTAGAAAAAGTGTCTAATAGTAATTATGATTTAAATGATAAGGATTATTTTAATAACACATTGATGCCATCCGTTAATACTGATTTATTTGTTGAGGAAGTTTCAAATTTAAAACTAAAACCAATAAGTGCTGGAAAGTTAAGTGTTGAACAATTAACAAAAAGAGTTGACAAAGATCGCTTTTCGGCTGTTTCATACGGTTTATGGTATATCAAAACATTTGAGGATAAAGTAAAAAGAGTTAATATGAATATCTCACCATCATCATACTTCGCAATAGCAAATAAATCAAGTCGTGCAAGATGCTAAAACAAAAAAAATAATAAATAAAATTACAACAATAATTAGAAAGGAGGTCATTCCTTGTCAGACCAAAATAAAACTCCATCAAATCAATCATCTCCCCTCTCACCCAATCTATTCGCACTAAAAGAATTATGGGAACCATCTAAATCAAACAAATTTTCTCTCTCTCGCGTTGCATCATTTTTCTCTAATAAACTAAAAACAAAAAACTCCAAAAATATAACAATAGATAAAATTAAATTGTGGTTAGCAAATCCAATTAAATATCAAACAGAAATATTAGATTTATCAGATACATTGTATGCTCCTGAAGGAATCTATAAAACTTTAGTAAATTTAACTTCAAATATGGCAACTTTAGATAACTATCTTCAACCAACAAAATCTACAATGAGAAAACTTAATCTAGAACTGAAATCAAAAATAGAGTTTGATGAATTTGGTGATCCTATAGATCAAGAAGTTTTTGACAAAATTCTAAATAACTTTGAAAATGAATTTGATACAGTTAGAACTTATATTGAAAATATTGATATAAAAAAAACTGGAAGAAGGATTATTGAAAGTATTGTTAGATATGGTGCATATTGTGGATTTGAAAAAAATGATGGAAATTTTCCTTATCTTTGGGATCTACCAATAAAGTATATTAGATTATTTTCTATAAAAAGTGGACAATACAAAGTGGAATTTAATTTCAAATATTTTGATGATTTATCAAGAGATAATGAATTAAGTGAATTTGCTTGGGGAGTATATCCTGCTGAATTTAAGATTCTGTATGATAGATATAAAAAGAATCCAGACAAATTAAGATATCCAGAATGGCAACCTTTGCCTAATGAAAAAGTATGTTGCATTAAATTAGGTGGAGATAATGATACTTTCTTTTTGCCATTGTATAGCCAATTATTTACAGAGTTATTTTTGCTTAATGATTTAATTGATGAGGAAATAGAAAACTCGCGTGACGATAAAATTAAGATGTTGGCAGTTGAGTTCCCACATGATCCAGAGACCGGAATCCCATTAATCGAACCTGATCGTGTGCAAGAATGGGTTCAAGTTGTTGCAAATGGATGCTCCGAAAATGTGTGTGTAATTGGAGCACCTTATAAAATCAATGAGATTCCTTTTAAATCTATACAAAATGAAAAAACTTCATTAGCTGAATTTGCTAAGTCAATGGCTTATATGCAAGCAGGAGCTAATCCTTTGCTACTTGGTGGTTCAAGTACAAATTCATCAGTTGGTGTAACTCAAAATCTAGTATATATTCAATCCAATGTTTTTAGTATACTTGATAAAATTCAGAGTTGGTTTAATTATAGAATTAGCAATGTAAACTTAAGGAAAAAATACACATTTAAATTAAATATTTGGAAAATCACTTGGTATAATCAAAATGAACAGATTGAACAGGAATATAAATTGACTACAATAGGCGGGTCATTTTCTATACTTTCAAGCAAGGCAGGACACAACAGTAATGATTATTTAGCTAGTCTTGAGTATGAAAATTTAACAAAATCAAAAGAATCATGGATAACTCCTATTAATATGAACCAAAATTCTGGTAATCAAGACGATACTGGTGGTCGCCCAACTAAGGCAGATGGTGATTTAAGTGATGGTGGAGTGACTACTCGTGATAAGGAAAATAATAAACGATAATAATTTTGTGGCTAGATCGACGGATCGAAAAGAAGTTTCCCTACTTCCTGCCACTTTATAATATATTAGGGATTTCTATATGAAGGGAGATATAATATGAGCAATAAATTGGAAACAAAGGATGTTAGAATATATTTAAATTCATTTGGATATGAACTGGTTAGTAAAGAATACACAGGAAGTAAAGGAATACTTATTATTAAAGATAGTAAAGGTTATTATTATACAATTGTTTGGAACTCATTTCGTGATGGTATAAGACCAAAATTTGTACATTCATCTAATCCATATTCCATACAAAACATAAAACTATTTTTAAAAAATTATAAGGCTAAATATAATTTAATATCTGATGAATATAAAAATGAAGATTATCATTTAATTTTATGTGACATTGATGGATATTATTACAATTTAACTTGGAGGACATTACATAAAAATATTGATAGCAATCATGCTTTTGTTAGTGAGAAAAATATTTATTCAACTCAAAATATTAAATTATTCTTAAACAAAAACAGTCTTGATTTAATACTATTAAATGAATTTAAAAACAATAAAGATAAATTAATTTTAGTAGACAAATATGGATATAGATATACAAGAACTTGGTCAGATTTAAAAAGATTAAGTAATTTTCACATAGCAGATGATGGTAATTATTATTCTATACAAAACATAAAATTGTGGTGTAAATTAAATAATAAACCATTTGAATTAATAAGTACAGAATATAAAAATAATCGTGAAAAACTCCAATGGAGATGTCTAAAAGAAGTTTGTAAAGAAGAATTTTATCAATCATGGGATAATATTTCAAGTGGCTATGGTAGCGGTTGTTCATATTGTGCTGGAAAACAAGTAGGATTATCAAACTGTCTCGCAACAAGAAATCCAGAAATTGCTCTTCAATGGCATCCGACCAAAAATGGAAATTTAACACCTTGGAATGTGACTTATGGTAGTGAAAAAGAAGTATGGTGGGTATGTGAAGAGTGCAGTCACGAATGGAGTGTAACGCCAAATAATAGAACTTTTAACAATAGTGGATGCCCAGAATGTAATAAACCTAAAGGAGAAAAAGAATGCAAAAGAATTTTTCTTTTTAAAGGATTTATTGAAATTTCCCAAGATGATTATGATAAGTTATCAGAAATAAATAAAAATATTAATACATATTTCATACCTCAAAAAACATTTGAAGGATTAGTAGGTTTAGGTGGAGGTCTATTATCTTATGACTTTTATGTGCCAAAATATAATTTTCTTATAGAATATCAGGGTGAATACCACGATCATGCAATATTAAATTATAAAGGAGAACCTTTAGAATTAGCTGAAGCAAGATTAGTAAAACAACAAGAACATGATAGACGTAAGAAAGAATATGCAGAGCAAAATAGATATAATTTTCTAGAAATTTGGTATAAAAACTTCAATAAAATCGAATCTATCCTAGAAAAAGAATTAAACATATTATCTAAAGTATCTTAACTCAGAAATAAATAAAACACAAAAAGTAGGTGAATAAGATTTTCATATATTGTTTTGATGAACAAGAAAAAATAAAACTTCAATCACAACAATTAAAACTTTTCCAAGAAACTCACATTGACAATAAACAATGTTGGGTTTTTGCTATTGATACCAACAATAAATTTAATTTTAATCAAATTGATAAGAGTAAATGCGTTGTTAGTAATAGAATAATGTTTTAGTTTAATTAACAGAAAGGTGGTGAAAAATTGGATAAAAAAGTACGTCATAATTTTAAAGTAAAGTTTAATAATGATTTTAAAAAAGTAAAAAACTCTGAATTTGTCGAAGGAACTGCATTAATAGCTTATAGTGGAGATAATAGAAATTCATCTGACATTACAGAGTTAGCATTTACTGATGCTTTACCATCATTAGGTCTTGTTCCTTTAGTTGGGCATTGGTTGTCTGAAAAACAAAATTTTGGTGGACACGATGTAACAATTGAATTTATAGGAAATCAATTAGTATTAAAAGACAATACTGTGCCTTATGGTGTAGTAAAAGAAAATAATAATGCTGAATGGGTTGAGATTGAAGATAATGGAGTAATACATAATTATCTAAAAGCAGAAGTTGTTCTTTGGTATGGCAGATATCCAGAACCAGTACAAAAAGTAATTGATGATGGAATTAATCAATCAATGGAAATAAATATTCAATCATATTCTGAAAAGGAAAATGGTAATTTTCAAATTGATAAATTCGAGTTTTCTGCACTTTGCTTACTTGGGAAAGACAAAGATGAATTTGGTAATATAGGAGATCAAAATGTCGAACCTTGTTTTGAGAGTTCATCTGTAACTATTAATAAATTTACAGTAAACAGTGAATTTAAAGAAAAATTTAATCAATTACTTTTTGCTTTAAATCCTTCCTTCAAAATATCATCTTACTTCATTTCTCACGAACAAGCAGATAAACTAGTTCAAAAAGCAAATACAATATTTACACAATTGGGTTTTGAATGTTCAGAGTATATTGTAGATGGTAAAGAATATGAAATTACTGGTATTATAAACAAAACTCTAAATGAAGAAGCAACTAAGGCATGGGGTTTTGATATTTATGATAAAGATACAATTACTATTCATTCCTTAGATTTTGAAACAATTGATACATCTTCTGTCAGTATAAGTTCTGTTGAATTGTTGATGAATAAGAATATTAATACAAGTCAACAGCATTTTACTTTGAAAATAAATAATACCCTGAAAGGGGGTGAAACAGAAGAAATGAAAAATGAAGGAGGTAGTCAAGTGGAAGAAAAATTAATTATATTGGGAAAATACAATATTACTATTGAAGAGTTATCTTTTGATATTGAAGAACTTTCAGTAGAAGAATTAGAAGAAAAACTACAAGAATTTTCTAATGAAGAAAATAAAGTTGCATCTACATTTTCTGCAACATATCGTCAAAAAAGAGATGCTTTATCAAATGCGTTAGATCCAAAAATTGAAAGAGATGTTGATGGAAACCTAACATATGAGGAATATTTATGGGTTGAAGATTTTGATGATACATACGTTTATGTAGAGAAAAGCATCTGGACAGCAAGTGACCATGAACGTAAGTATGGTAGATTTACTTATACATTTGATGAAACTACTATAACTGCAACAATATCTGGTGAATTTGAAGAGATGCTTTTAGTGTGGTTGACATTAGAAGAAAACCAAAAACTTCAAGATGAAAGAAATACTGCTACAGTGGTCTCGGAAGAATTCGAAACACTCAAATCTAAAGTAACAGAATATGAAACAAACATCTCTACTCTAACTGAGCAATTCAACACTCTCAAATCAGAAAATGAAACTCTCACTCAATCTAATCAATCTCTAGCAGAATTTAAATCAAATATCGAAACTGCACAGCAAGAAGCATTTGAGCAAAAACAATTACAGCTTAAAACAGAACTAATTGAAAACTTCTCTAAGGTGTTAACGGAAGAAGAAGTAAAATCTGTACAAGACAAAGACATTTCTATTGATGAAATGGAAAAAGAATTTAAACTTCTTTATGCAGATAAAGATTTGCAAGTAAAATTCAATAAAAAACAAAAGAAAACAGAAGTTGAAACAGAAATTCCATTAAATAGTTTTACTTGTAAGAAAAAAGATGATTGGACATCTTGTATTAAAAAGTAAAAATAAAAAATAATTAAATTAATTAGAAGGAGGAAATAAACAATGGCTAATGTAAATAATGTAGTAACTGGTAGATATGGAATTGTGAATCTTCGTAAAGTGGCAGGGGTTAAAACAGGTGAACACAACATTCAATATGCTTTGAATGCAACTGATTTTGCTGCTACAGCTTGTCAAAATGGATTTCTTTTGGTAGAAAACAACTATGGAAAAACTCTTGACCTTCCTGGTGCTGCAACTGATCGAGTTGGTTTGGTAGCATGTGTAGAAAAAATGTATGATGAAAGTGATATGTCTCTTGGTAATTTCCGTTTAAATATTGGTGAATTTTTACCTCGTATTTATCGTTTTCATATGTATGATGCATTTGATACAAATAACTTTAAATATGATGATGGGGATTATGCAAACTATGCTGCAATTGTTGCTGCTATTACCGCAGGTACTACTGTATATGCTTATCCATCTACTAATGGTCAAATTGAACTAGAACCTATCCAAAATGCTGGTGCTGCAATTGAATTGCAAGCAACTAGAGTTGTAACTTTGCCCGCCGGAGAATCCGCGCTTTGTTTCACTTGCACAAAAGCTTAATAAAAATAAATAAATAAATAAATAAAATATTTTTTATAATATCAAATTAATAATTAGAAGGAGGAATTAGATTAACATGGAAAAAAAATATTTCGAACTTGCAAAACAAGCATATAATCGTAAAGATACTGTAGAGAACGGGGTTACATATACTTCTGATGAAAAGAATAGTGCGTTAAGAGATGCTTTTAAAGAATTAGTTCCTGATGGTAAGAATCGGTATAAAAGCTTCCGTCAAAATAAGATTGAAATCTTTGAACTTGTTGAAGAAAATGTAGACGAAATCCTTCCTAAGAGAGTTGATGATGCTTACGGTGGTTTTGTTGAGTATCAAATTCTTGACCAAGGACAAAAACCCAAGTTTAAAACCAAAAAGGGCAAACGTGGATTGCTCAATTTCATTACAAAAGTTGGTTTGGGTGGAGTAATTGAAAGAACAAGACTTGATGTAGATTATATCAATATGACTATGGAAGCTTATGGTGGTGCAGTTTATGTCGAATTTGAGCGTTTCTTGGATGGTGTCGTAGATTGGACTGATTTAGTTAATGCTATTATTGATGGCATTATGGAAAAAATTAATCTTCAAATTCAAACTACTTTAATTGCTTCATTTACTGGTTTATCTGCTAACATGAAAGTTCAAGCAAATGCTTTTGTTCCAAGTCAAATGGGTCAATTAATTACTAACGTTCAATCCTATGGAGACAATGTTGTAATTTTCTGTACTCCTACATTTGCAGGAACAATTGAAGAAACTCCTGGTTTTATAACAGATATGGACAAAACTGAACGCAGAGAATTTGGTAGAATTGGTAAATTTAGAGGTGCAAGTGTAATTGTGTTGCCTAATGCCTTTGCCGATGATACTAATACAAGTAAAGTGTTAAGTGATCAATATGCGATTGTAATTGCAACGAATGAGACAAAAATTGTAAAAGTTGCATTTGAAGGAGATACCATTGTAAGAGACAATGAAAATGCTGATATGAGTATTGATTTCGAATCATATCGCAAATTTGGTATCGCTATTGTTTACAGTAATTATTATTCTATGTTTCGTAATACCTCGCTCTAAGGATTATTTTAAAGCAAAGATAGGATAAATAGCGCAATTTGTCTTAAAAGAGGGTATCCTTTCTACCCTCTTCTTTGTTTTATTTAAATTTGAAAGGTTTTCATAGAAAGGATGATAAATTGGAACAAATAGAATCTAAAATTATTACAAACAACATGAAATATTCAGGTATTTATCTAATTATAAATTTAGTAAATAATAAATTTTATGTTGGTAGTGCCAAAAATTTATGGTCACGTAAATTAAGTCACTATAGAGATTTAAGGAATAATAAACATAAAAACACTTATTTACAACACTCTTATAATAAATATGGTTCACAAAATTTTATAATAGTATTATTAGAAAAAGTAGAGTCTAAAAATGATTTAACTAAATGTGAACAGCATTGGATAGATACATTGGATGCTTGTAATAAGGATATTGCTTATAATATATGCCCTACTGCCGAAAGTAAATTAGGTCTCCATCATTCCGAAGAAACTAAAAGCAAAATGAGTAAATCAATGAAGGGGATTAAGCGTACAGACGAAGGTAAGAAAAATATGAGTATATCTAAAAGCAAAACTATAGTTCAATGTGCAATTGACGGTATGTTTATTAAAGAATGGGAAAGTGCTAATTATGCTTCTAAAATATTAAACTTATCACAAACAAATATATCTGGAGCATGTGTCCATAAACACGAATATGCTCATAATTTTCTATGGTTTTTTAAATCAGAATATGAAGAAAAAGATTTTAATATTAATAAATACATACCAACTATTGGTAAAAAGATTAATCAATTTGATTTAGATGGTAAATTGATTAAAACATGGGACACCTACAAGGATATAAGAATAGACCATAAATTTAGAACAACTTATATTCTTGGTTGTTGTGAAGGAATATATAAAAGTCATAAAGGTTTCACATGGAAATATGCTCAAACGGCATAATACCTAAGATAAATACAATATAACACTAAAATAAATAAAAAGGAATTGAAAACAATATGGCAACTCAACCAAAAACACAACCATTAGACGCAGATACGAAAGTAAGAATAATCAACAATTCTAATAGTAAAATTCATTGGATTCAATTAAATGGTAGACCTATTACCTTGTTAAAAATAGGAACACCCTCAACTTTACCATTTATTGAATTAGAAAATATGGCTTATACTAGCGATTTAATACAAACTGGAGATATTTATGTTCAAGACAAGAATGTATTTGATGCATTAGGACTTAATGTAAAGTACGAAGATATTAAACTTCATACTCAATTAAAGACGATGTTAGCAAATCTAAGTTCTGAAGAGTTAAAAGAAGAAATAGAAAAATTACCTAATGGTAATAAAGAATTGTTGGCAGAATTGGCTGTTGAAAATTACAATGATTTAAAAGGGTCTGTAGTTGATACAATTGAAGATGGCACAAAGGTAAAAGTAACATTAATCAAAGAAGATGAGAAAGCAAATAAACAAAATCAACAAAAGAATGATAAATAAAGGATGTGAATTAATTGGGAACATCCTATGACTTAATTTTTCCTAAATTCATGCATGAAATAAATGATTTTGATTTAACATCTTTAACTGAGGAACAAATGTTTGTAGAAAATAAATTAACCCTATCTAAAGCAGTAACATTATTTAAAAAATGTAAACAAAATTTAGTTAGAGATGATATTACTGAAACATTCACAAACACATTAACTGAAGAAGAAATGTGGATTCTTGCGGATTATATGCGAAAAGTTTGGTTAGATGAGAAAATTAATAATGGTGAATTATTGAAATTGAGATTAACAGACAAAGATTTTAAAACATTTAGTCCTGCTGATCAATTAGGAACTATGAATAAAATAAAGTCATCTTATGATAAAGAGTTAAAATTAAAGGTTAATGATTATCTATATGATGGATATTTGTATTCTAAGTTTTATAAGTCTGGAAGTTAATATTATAGAAGAGATATTTAATATAAGGAGGTTAGAAAATGAGTGAATTTGAATATAAGGTAGTTTCAGAATCAGAATTAAATGTGCTTGATGGACTTACAGTGACAACTGCTAAAATTAATCTATTAACTCAAGGAGTAGCATCAGGATATAAAATCGCACGAGGAGTTGCTACTATTGGAAGTGCTTCAGATACTATTGTGACAGGTTTAGCAACTGTTGTTGATGCTGTGGTTTCTTTAGTTGGTGATCCATCAATGACACATATGAGTTCTACTTGTACAGTTGGAAATCAAACTGGTCAACCAGTTGCAGGAAGTATTGTAATTAAATCTTGGAAACCTACTGCTGTTGGTGATGTAACACCTATAGCTGCGTCAGATGTATTCGCCAATGTAGCATGGATTGCAATTGGTACTTAATAAATATAGAAAACTAATTCATTGTTAGAGAATTAACTCTCTAACTTTTGTATTTTATGAAGATATTTTAAGGAGTATAAGCCTTAATATCTCCACAAAAATAATTAATTATTAAGAGGAGGAATAAATAATGGCAAATATAACTGGGTATGTAAGCAAAAAACTGACCGCGAATATTGCGGAACAAAATGTAGCACTTGGGGTAAATATTTTTCAATTAATTAAAAATGAGTCTGCTAATACGGTAACTATTAATATTGACAATTTAACGACAGAAGAAAACGCTATAGAACTTGTAGCAGGTGCTAGTATTACAAATTTTGAAACTTATTGCAAAACATTATATTATAAAGCCACTGCTGATGGTTCCGTTTTAAAAGTTATTGCTTTACGTGAAAAAGAGTAATTGTACTTTAATAAGAGAGTGCTAAATCAACACTCTCTTTTCTAATTATAATTTGCAGAATATAGAAAGGAGTTGATATTAAATTGACTTGGTGGACGGATTATCAAGCAAGAAGAGGAGTAGATAGAAAAATTCTATTTACAGATAACATGAAGAATTTAGTATCAACCGAATTTGAAAATTCTACAAGTTATAATTTGGTTAAAATTAGTGGTATTGATAGAAAAACTCGTATTGTAGAAGAAAGTTCAATTATTAAGAATCCAAATAGGAAAAGATTATTATGTTTTCCTAATGAAACTATAATTGTTGGTGAGCCAGTTGAATATGACGATTCCAATTGGATTTGTGTAATGAATGATACTACTTCTCAAATATCTGATGTTGGGATTATTGAGAGGTGTAACAACACCATCTCCTTCTACGACTCAACCTCTTCCCTCCACACAATCCCTTGCATAATAAGCAAAGGACTAATTTCCCTAGATGAACAAAAAATAATATCAACATTAGATTCTGAAATTGCAGTACAAATAAGTAACACTTCAATTACAAGACAAATTGAAATTAATGATGTGTACAAAATTGGAATGCGTAATTATATCGTTACGGACATTAATGATATTACAATTAATGGATTGTTGTTAATGAAGATGGTGTATAGCGAAGTTGAACAACAAATTCCAACATTCACATTAGAAATTCTAAATGGAAATTCCATCCAAGTAAATGAAAATGATCCATTAACAATTAATGTTCAAATAAAAATAGATGGAATAGTTGCTTCAACTATGCCTGATTTGGTGTTTAGTAGTAGCGATATTACAAAAGCAACTATAAATTCTATGACAGGTGTTGTAACAATTTTAGATGTTGGAAATGTTATTTTTAGTTGTAAAATGGCAGATGATATTAGTGTGATGGATGTAATTAATGTTGAGATTGTTAGTGTACCACAAAATAATTATACAGTATCACTCAGTGGTAGTACAAGTATAGTCAAAAGTTACACTAAAGAATATTTAGCAATATTTAAAAATAATGGCTTGCCTCTAGTTAAAGAATCAACTTTCTGGTTAACAGGAATTGATAATTTATCAACTACATTAGCAGTTATTGTGTCGCAAAATTCGGTAAATAATACTTGTGTGGTTAGAGGTGATGTGCTAGGTAGTGTGAAACTGTGGTGTAAAAGTGTGGATGAAGAAATTGTTAGTCAAGATGGAATGGTTGTTCAAATTAAGAGTTTGTTTTAGGAAGTGATTAGGTAAAATGAGTAGATTTGAAGAATTAAATGACAATATTATGTCAGTATTATTTAAATTAATTGATAATCAAAATTTGTGCAAACTATTAAATTATGCTTCATATGACCCACTTTCTGAAGCAGACGTACAAAATACTGCTACACTACTATTTGATAAAATATACCCATTCCCATTTTCTCCAGACGTAGAAACTGAAGCAAGATCACAACTTAATGTTTTATTTGAAGATTTTAAATTAGGAAAAGATAATCCTGCATTTAAAAATAATCAAGTAACATTTGTAATTGTTTGCCATAGTTCTTTATGGAGAATAAGTGGTATGTTGAGACCATTTGCTATCATGAAGGAGATTGATACATTATTTAACTCTAAAAAAGTAATCGGCATAGGGAAAATGGAGTTTAGCGGTGGAAGTTTAGCATGGGTAAATGAAAAATATTCTGGATATAGAGTTTCATATAAAGTTTATGATTTTAATTAATTGTTTATATCAAAGGATGTGGTTAGGGTGGTGGTTGATGAATTACAGTTAATGCGAGGTAGAGGGATAAAAGTTGGTGATTTATTAATTAAACCATTAACAATAGGTGAGATTGAAGAATTAACAGAATCTAAATATTTTCAGTATGTGAGTATACTAGCAATAAATAAAGATTCTTTTCAAGTTAAAGATGAAGAGATAACTTTATTTGATTTGGTATTTGCTGTTTGTGTAAAAGAAGAAGAATTTAGAAGTTTATTCTTAAAAAGCATGGGTTATTTTCTGAGAGAAGAAATAAAAATGTATGCTAACAGCAATGGGTTTTTCTTTTATACAGAGAATGAAGAAATTTGTAGTTTTATTACAAAAGATAATTATAGCGATATTATAGAAGTTATAAAATTACAAAATTGTTTGACAAAAAAAATAGAAGAAGAAGAAAATCCTGCAAATGAAAAAGCACGTCAAATTCTTGAAAGACAAAAAAGAGCGAGAGCGTTGCTTGCAAAGGCAAAAAAGCAAGGAGACGGTGAGCCACTTACATTAGCAGATTTGATTTCTATTTTAACATCAAATGGCAATGGAGTTACTGCGTTTAACGTTTGGGATATGAATTTTTACATGTTTAATAATCAATTTAATCGTATGAAAATGCTTGATGAATATGACATTAATATAAGGTCATTACTCGCAGGGGCAAAATCTGAGGATATTCAATTAAAGCACTGGATGAGTAAAATATAATAATTGCTATGTAATAATAATCTAGACTTTCCGAAAGGATAGTCTTTTTTATATGTAACTAAAAATTAAAATAATAAGGAGGAATAATAATATGGCAGGTAGTGACAAATTTGGCGCGAAGGAAGTTATGGATGTAACATTTTATGATACAGTTACTGGAAAACCAGTTCTATTTTGTGACACATTAAAAGTCTCAACAATGGAAATAACAGCAAGTCAATCATATGCGAGAGGGGGAAAAGGAAATCCAAAACTATTAGTGTGGGACTTCGATAAAGAGGCAAAATTCAATATTACTGATGCTTTAATGTCTCCAAAATCATTTCAAATTCTTTCTGGAAACGCAGTTACTACAGGAGTACAAAAGATTTATATGCGTCAAGATACTGTTTGGATTGCAGACCCTAATGATGGAACTAAAATGATAGACCAAGGTGCATTATATCCACTGACTGCAACAGCAGGAGGAGCAATTACATTAGGATTTACTCCAAATGAGGCAGCAGCAGATATTCTTGTGTATGAAATTACTGATGATGGTGGTGCTGCGTTGGCAGCAGGGGCATTGGTTGGAAAAGTATTAACTAATGTTGCTTGGGCTAATAAAAAGCTTGTTGCGTATTATTCTGTTAATCAGACTGGAGTACAAACATATTTAATTACAGCTAGTAATTTCCCTTCTTCTTATCGTATTGTTGGAGATACAGTTGTTAGAAATGCTACAACTGGTAAAGATGAGGCATTTCAATTAGTTGTAAATAATGCCAAAGTTTTATCGAATTTTACATTTACTTTCCAATCAGACGGAGATCCGTCAGCATTCGACATGAATCTCGAAGTGCTGAAAGAAAGTAGCTCAGATAAAATGGTAACAATGTCTCAATATATTAATAATACAATTTAATATAAATAGATAGTAGTAATACCATCTATTTTAAAGGAGTTGAAATGGTTGAACTATAAAGTAATGGATTTTAAGGTTGGATTCTATGATTCTGACACTGTGTTTATTGATGTAGACAAAGAAATTTATCAAATTCCGGTCAGTAAAAAAGTAAAAGAGTCGAAAGACTTAATAGGTAAGTTGATTACTATTGATAATCTATATAAGGTTCCTCTAGATAAAATTGTTTTGGCAATCGTTAATAAATAATTACATATGGTTTACTATTTGATTTTGCAAGATTAAATAGTAGTAATTAAGAAGGCTATATAATCCGAAATATAGTCTTCTTTCCCATTGTCTCTAATCGGAAGGAGAATGAAAAAATGTTAATAACTAAAGAAGTAACTACAACATGGAATCCAACAACAAGAAAATATTATGAGGACTTAGGATATGTCTATACAAAACATAATGAAAAATTTATTGTAAAAATAGAAGATTTACATAAAGGTTCTAATTCAAAAATAGATTATCAATGTGATTTATGTGGAGAATTAGCAAACACAATATATTGTAAATATAATGAGATGAAAAATAAATATGGCAAAGATATGTGTAGAAAATGTATATCTAGTAATATTATTCAAAACACAAGAAAACAAAATGATGACAATTATTCCAGACATGACACTCATGAAAAAAGAAAAGCAGACTTACAAAATTATCTATTGGAGTATAAAACTTTAAACAAAATGACAACAAATACATTTGGTAAAAGATTGTATGACAATTTTAAAAGTTACAAAGATGATGTATATGATACCGCAATGGAGTTAGGATATAAAATAGAAGATATTTCTAAATCAATGCCTAAAGATTATTATATAAAATATCCAGAAATATTAAAAGAAAAATTAATATCTTTTACAACTGAACATAAAAGATTTCCTAGAATAAAAGAAATGGAAAAAGTATTACAAATCAATACTCATTTTATTAGTGATTTTGGAGGACTTGATGAGTTTAAGAAATTAATAAATTATGATGATAGTAAAGATTTGATAGATTTAAGAGGAGACTACAACCGTTCGATAGTAGAGTTAATAACGGCGAATTACTTCTGTTCACAAAGTTTAAAAGATAAATATACTAGAGAACAATATCCATTTCCAAAAGAAGAAGGTTATTTTAGGTCTGATTTTACTTTTTATTTAGATAATAATAAAGAATTACATGTTGAGGTATGGGGTTTTAGAGAATGTGAAAAAACTTCTGAGAAAGCAATTCGCTACCATAAGGTTAGAAAAATTAAAGAAGATTTATATGAAAAATACTCTGATGATATAATATTAATCAGTATAAATTATGAACTTTTTGATAAAAAGTATGATGAAATACAAAAACATTTGTATAAATTATTTTCTCCATATATTGCTTTAAGATTTAAAGACGTATCTTATAAAAAGTTACTATCTCCTTCTTTGCTTAGTGATGAAGAGTTATTTAATGAAGTTATGGTTATAAGTCCAGATGGAATAACACTTCCTACAGCGTCAGATTTATCTTCACATAGTGCAGGTTTGTATTATCAAATATTAAAAAGGGGTTATACATATAATGGATTTGCTAAGAAGTATGGAGTTAAGACAAAAAACAATAAAACTGAATGGTCTAAAAAATTAGTATTTGAATATTTTGGGAAGATAATAGAAGTTGGAAAAATAATTAATAGAAAATCTATGAACGAACAACATAGTAATCTCGCAGGTGCTCTTAAAAAATATGGGCAGGTAACTAAATTAAAATTAGAGTATTTTAATAAAATTAATATAATTCCTATACAAGAGTTAAGATGGATTAAAAATTTAATAAATAATGATATTGGTACTACAGCAAAATATTCTAATAAAGACATTGATAAAGCAAAACAAATCTTAGATAAATACAATAACAATCTTCAACTTAGTGCTAAATAGCTAATAGCACTAATCAACACCAACCAAAATCAAAATAAGGAGAAGACAGACAAACATAAAATTGTCTTCTTCTCCTTATTTTTTTACTAATTACAACCAAAAACTTTTCTCTAAAACAAACCAATAACCACAACCAACCCAAACAAAGAAAGGAATGATAAATAATGGGAGTAGGAAGTCTTTTACATTCAGGATTTTATTCATATTGTAAATATAACGACTTAAAAGAGTGGTACACATCAACGGCAGAAAATGAGGTAATTAACTTTACAGACTCTAATGGAAATAAATATGGTTTAAATTCATTATTTATAGAAGCAGAAAATACTTCCTTATACATAAGAATTTTACCATCAGATTACATTCTTTTTGTACCAGCAAATGAATCAAGAAATTGTGACTTTGAAAAAGTACAATCTATTCAAGTAATGAATGCTTTAGGGATTAAGCTTCGATTTTCAGGACAATATTTCTAAATAGAAAGAAGGAGGTTTAAAATGCCAGTAACTAGTAATAAAGTTGATGCTTACGCAAGACAATTAGCATCTCAAAGCGCAGTATATATTTCTCCAACTGGTTCAGGTTTAATGGTGAGTTCTGGAACAATAGTAAAACCAACAATTGCATATAATGCTGGTGGAACTGTAACAATTGGCTCAACTGGAACATATAGATTTTATCACACACCAAATTATTTTGGTGAAATAACTGAACATACAATAACTGGAACTACATTAAGTATACCAGACCAAATTACATCATACATTGTAGCAAATTATAATTCAGGGACTCCTCAATATTCAGTAACTACAGATTTATCAACTATAAATTTCTCAAATAATGTTGCTGTTTACACTTGTAGCCGAGTAGGAGATACAAATATTGATTTTTTAGATTGGGATGAACCTGCACTTTCTTTGGCAAATAAGCTTCTTCGTAGAGATATGGAATGTCGTAGGTTTGAAAGAGTAACTGGATTAAGCTTAAGTGAAGATGTAGGAAGAAAAGTAATTATATCTGCTGGCGTAGTATGGCAAGGTTCTTTTAGAAATTCATTAATAGAAGTTAATTCAAGCATAAATAATTGTGTTCAGGTAGTTACAGATGTTAATGGTGATTGGGTAATTACACCAGTTACTACTTATAATAACTCTCAATATGATAATGGAAATGGAGTATCAACTCTCACAGATGGAAATTATGCTGTAAACTGGATATATAGAGGAATGGGTATTGATGCAAATTCTATTATTATATATTTAGGTACTGGAGACTATGATTTAAATGAAGCAAAAACAGCACAGCCTCCAAGTGTTGCGTTAATAACTTCAACAAATGCAATGTTAATTGGGAAAATTATTGTATTAAAGGGAGAATTAACATCAATACAAATAGATAGCACTTTTATGACTCAGTTTGTACCATCTACTACGACTTCACACGATGGACTCACTGGACTCCAGGGTGGAAATGAAACATATCACTATCATTCAGATCAACTTATAAATACTGATTCAGATGTTGAGTTTTTATCAATTATAGGCAAAGCTACCACTAATGATGGAAGTACAAATGTTTTTGAAGGAAAAGATTCTAATGAAGCAACTGTATTTTCTGTAAATTCTGATGGTAAAGTAGGTATTGGCGGAACACCTTCAACAGTTTCTACAACTAAGTTGAATGTAGTTGGAGATGCTGTAGTAACTGAAAATATGGGTATAGGTGGATTACCTGATAGTGTTGCAAGTCTTAAAGTGACAGGTGATACAATAATAACAGGCGATTTGCAAGTAACTGGTACAACTACAACAGTAAATAGTACGGATTTAGAAGTTTTAAACAATCAAATATCATTGTCTGTAGTTGAAACTCCTTTGGATTCTCTTGCAGATGGCGGCGGAGTAGTTTTAAAAGGAACAACTGATAAGACTATTCTATATAATGATGGAACTAAAAGTTGGGATGTTTCAGAAAATGTAATTATACCTACTGGTAAAAAATTAACTACCGAAAATATTTCTAGTGATACAGATATAACTTTAACTGCAACAGGTAGTATTATAAACGCTTCTGATATTGTTCCTAATACTACAAATACTCGTTCTCTTGGATCACTATTAAAAGTATTTGCAAATATATTTACAAGAAAAATTGAATCTGACGATGCTATTTTGATTAAATCTGCTTCAAATAAGGCTATAAATATTACGTCTGGCAGTGCCGGAGCAGTTTCTATAAGCTCTGAGGGTAGTGGGGCTATCAATATCGCTACAGATGCTCATGCAAAAACAGTTACAATAGGTAATAATTATACAACATCAGCAGTAAATATTATTTCTGGCACAGGTAATGTAAATATTTCTGGTACTGGTAATGTTGGGATAAATACTACTGATTTAGATGGCACACCAGCAGTTGGAAAATTAATTGTCAAAGGAGTTACAAATGATGGTTCTACTAATATTTTAGTTGGTAGAGATTCTGATGAAGTTAATGTATTTTCTGTTGATACAAATGGGAAGGTAACAACTAAAGATGTTGTTGCTAATACAATTAGCACTGCCAATGAAACTAATGGTTATGTAACTATGAATGCTGGTGGAGTTAGAACTGGTTTTTTTGAGTGGAAAAAAGGTGATGGTACTCGTTTAGGATTTATGGGTGATGGTGAAACTGACGTAACTCTTGCATTGGAGAATGGTGCTAACTTTGTAGTAAATGGATTTACTAAACTTGGTAATGACGCTCCTGCAATTAAAACAAAAAAAATCACTGGAACAACTCCTAGTACAGTTCTTACTCTTGGTAGTTATCCTCATGGATTAACGAAATCAAAAATACTAGGTTATCAAATGATAGTAGAATCAGGAGCTGACAACATTTTAATTCCACCTAATAATGGCGACCATCCAACGGATCTTCATTATTATTTCACGTATATAGATAATACTAATTTAACAATTTATCCAGGAAGTTCAGCCACTACTATATTAGGAAAGCCGTTTAGAGCAATAATAACTTATGAAGAGTAAATAAAATCCAAACCCAATAAAACAACAATTTAAACATAAAATAAATTATAAAGTAGGTGGTGTTAGTGGCAAAAGGTAAAGGGAATAAGAATAATCCTGATAATAAAGGTGGAAATGTAAAACAAAATAAACTTAGAGATTCTGCTTATTGTGAGAATAATTGTAAGGATGTTTTGAGTTGTGAGAAGTATAAAAATTATGTCTTGAGGATGATTGGCAGAGCTTGCTATGGAATTTCTTGTTCAAAATAAATAATAAATATGATTAATTTAATATTTTGTGATTGATTAAAAGACACTTCTTAATAAAGAAGTGTCTTTTTGATGTGTTACAAAGTAATACAAATTTATGTTGAAAGGAAGTGATAAAAGTGACAGAAAAATATGTTTATATTTACAACCCAGAACAAGCTTCATTCTATATGTCTCAAGGAATTATAGCAAAGGCGACAGGTGTGCATCCCACTACTAAGAGAGTATGGTATAAGTTTTCTTTTCAGGAAAGCACAGACGCATATGACAAATGGTGTAGTAGGCGTAAATAGTTTTATATGTGAATTTAACAAAAAATAATAAATTAAAAGTGAAAGAAGGAATTAATAATGGAAAATAACAATAATGAACTAATAGTCAAAGGTAAAATAAAAGTTTGTGGTATTGAAGTCCCTAATGTTTATGGTGGTTTTGGCGGTGATCAAAGGGTAATATTAGCAAAGACCGTTTCTGAATTACATGGAGTAGAATTAAAAAGTATTAATCAAAATATTAATAGACATATTGAAGATAATTATTTTGAAGAAGGAATTGATTTCGTTGATATAAAAGGAACAGAATTCGAGGTAACTCTGAGTGACAGCAAAATTTATACTAAAAATGCGTTGAATGCTAGTAAAAATATCTATCTCCTGTCTCAACAAGGCTATACACTTTTGCTAAAATTGATGAATTCAGAATTAGCAAGAAAACAATATAAGAAAGTAATAAGAGATTATTTTACAATTAAGAGTTCTATTCAAATTCTAACACAAGAAGAACTAAAACAACTTATTGCAAGAGAAGATGGGATTATTAGAAGAAATAGAGAAACTTCTGCAATATCAAAATTCATTCAAAACGGAGAACTACCTGATGGTAGATATACATACGCATCAGTGACGAATCTTACTTATGAAATATTATATGGTATGTATGCAAAAGAAATTAAAAGTAATTTAAATTTAAAACAACAAGATAATCTTAGGGATTTTCTTTCGACTCAAGACTTATCAGTAATTAGAGAAATAGAAGATGAGATACATTGGATGAGTAAAAAGGAATATTCTTGGAAAGAAATTTATGCTGATTTGGTTAAAGAATATCCGAATAAAATTGAACCAATTAGAGCAGAAAAGTCTATTAAGGAATTAAAGAAAGTTGGAAATATTGCTATTGATGGAAATGATATTAAGAAATTGAAGTAATTTAATTAAACACAAAATATTAACAATTAATAAATAAATTTTGTAAAAGTCATATACTTAATTGTGTATGACTTCTTATTATATTGGAGTGAAATAATTGGCAAATTACATACATGCATATGATCTTTCTATGGAATCAACTGGGTTTTGTATATTTGATGAGAATATGAATCCAGTTTTAATTGATTCTATACCAACTAAAAAAAGTCAATCTCATGGCAAGAGACTTAAGGTAATTGCAACAAAAATGGCAGAATTAAAAACTAATTATCCAACAAAAACAATTGTGATTGAAAGAGGATTTAGTAGATTTAATATGGCAACTCAGGTTATTTACAGAGTCCATGGTTGCTGTAACTTGATTTTTCATGATTGTGAACAGATTTACTATCCTCCTAAAACAGTTAAAGAAGCGATTTTAAAAGGTGATGCTACCAAGAAACAAGTGCAAGAAGAGATTAAGAAAAGATATCCTGATGTTGTTTTTAAGAACGACGATGAATCAGATGCATTTGCGGTTTGTTTGACATATTTTATTAAGAGTGGGAAATTGGAATGGATTAAGGATGTTGTTGTGAAAGAAAAGAAGGTTAGGAAGAAGAAAGATAAGGATGAGGTTGATAAATAAATAATTTAATTTGTCATAGAACTTGAGGCATTTCATTTAGAAGTGTCTTTCTTTGTTGTATGACAAATTTTAGTTGTACAAGTAAGTGGACTAAGGAGAGCTACCTGAAAAGACACAATCCTTAGTGTCCTGTCCACTTATTATTCTTTTTAGAATAGAGGATTAAGGAAATAAAAATATTAAAGGAGATGTTGAAAAATGTTAATTAGTACAGAAGTAGAAGTGGTTTGGTCTAAGTGGAAAAAAGAATATTATATTCTAAGAGGTTATTGTTTTACAAAAATAGGTGATATATTTATAGTTAAAATTGAAGATGTTGATCCAAATTCTAGTACAACCATCGAATATAAATGTGATTATTGTAAAACACCTCAAAAAATATATATTAGAGATTATAATAAACAAAAAAGAGATGTCATAAACAAAGACTGTTGTGGAAAATGTGCTCATCTAAAAAATATTGCAATTAAGGAGGAAAAATCTGAATTAGGATTATTAAACAAAAGTGATTATGGTTACTGGAAATTTTATTCAAGTAGATTAAAAGAATTGAGTATATTTTTAAAAGAGAATAAAGTTGAAGATTTACACAATGACAAATATTCACCACTTACTGAGTCTATTTATAGAAATAAAGATAATATTATAGATATGATACTTGAGTTAAAATTAAATGTGTATGATGTTTGTGATGATTTACATAATTTGTACTTTCATATAAATAAAAATAACATTGAAAATATAATTGCTATATTTATTGATAAGAATAAGTATTTCCCTTCTTTGTTAGAAATGTCAAATATTTTACAACTTTCATATAGAATTTTGGTTAAATGTGGAGGATATTACTGTATTAAAAACAACATGGGTTTCAATAGTGATATTTCTAATACTAAATTAATAAACATTAAAAGTAACATGGAAACCTTAGAAAAATATAAGGGCATTAGTGGAGTTTATAAAATAACAAATATAATTAATGGTAAAGTTTATATAGGCCAAGCAATGGATTTATGGAATAGAATTAATTCTGGATATATTTATTCGTTGCCAAAAGGAAGTTGTCATAATATTCATCTTCAAAGAGCATGGGATAAAGATGGAGGAGAAAATTTTTATATTGATATTATTGAGACATGTGATATTAAAATTTTAACAGAAAGAGAACAATTTTGGATTAATCAAACTCAATGTTTTAATAATAAGTTTGGTTACAATATTCTAGAATTCGCAGATAGTAATAGAGGTGCTAAAATCTCTGAAGAAACAAGAAAGAAGATAAGTGATGCTTCTAAATTAAGATTTGGGTGGCATCATACACAGGATGTCAAAGATCATCTATCTGATATACGTTCCAAATCTATTATTCAGTTAGATTTAGATGGAAATTATATCAAGGAATGGAGAAATTCTAATGACGCATCAATTGCATTAACTGGAAAGAATACGAACGCTACGAATATAAGAGAATGTGCAAATGGGAGAGGAGCTTCATCTTGTGGATTTTTATGGATAAATAAAGATGAGTATAATAAAGAAACATTTAATAAAATGGATTATGAAAATAGAGATAAAACTAAAAGAAGAGTTGTTCAGTTAAGTCTAGATTGTGAATATTTAAAAACATTTAGAACAATGACAGAAGCGAAGAACGAAACAAAAGCAAGTAATATAAGTGCATGTCTATGTGGATTACAACATAAAAGTGGTGGATTTAAATGGATGTATGAAGAAGATTATTTAAAATAAATAAAGGAAGTGAATTAATGACAAGAGGTAGAGTTTATAATTACATATATAATGAAGAGGATTGGCAAAATGTCAATCCTTTAAATAAAGAAATAATGGAAGATTATAAAGCAGAGTTAAAACAAAATCAAAAATCAAATGGTACTATTCTTCAATACTACGGGGATTGGCGTATCGTAATGCTTTATATCTACAGAAAATTAAATAATAAATATATCCTTGAATTATCTAAAAAAGATTTTAGGAGATATAGTTTATGGATAACTGAAGAACTTAAAGTTTCTAATGCTAGACATAATAGACTTATGAGTGCATTAAGAAGCCTATTAACTTATTGTGAAGAAGATGATGATCTTGATTATGAAAATAATACAGCTAGAAAAGTGAAAGGGTTGAGAAAAGATCCAGTAAAAGATATTGTATTTTTAACAAACGAACAAGTAATGAATTTAAAAGAAGAGTTAATTAAATCAGAAAAATATATGTTAGCTACAATTTTGATGCTTGCTTATGATTCCGCAGGACGAAAGAATGAATTATTTCAAGTGCTAAAAGAATGTTTTTATGATAAAAGTAGAAATCACACCAATATAGTAATTGGCAAACGTGCTAAGAAATTTTCATTACTTTATTTTGACGCAACAAAAGAATGTGTTGAATTGTATTTAAAACAACGTGGTGAAGATGATTTAAAAGAAATGTGGATTACAGGGAAGGGTGATAATAAAACACCTGTCACACTAGGTACAATATATGATTGGTTTGTAGAAATGAGTAATTTATTAAGTAAATTAGAAGGAAAGAAAATTGAATTTAACGTTCATAGTTTTAGGCATATTTCTTTAGAAAATTATTCTACAGGAGAACATTATATGTGCGAAAAATTAGGGAAAGAAGATGGATTCCAACTTTCTGATTTACAGTTAATTGCTCATCACGATTCAAGTGAGGTAACTAGCGGATATTTAAAAGATAAGAAAGATGAAAGATTACAAGAAATGTTTGGAATTAAGATTGTGGACTAGAGAATAGAAAAGCACATTTAATTTTAATTTAATTTTTAATAATTCTCCCATAAATAATCCCATCATATCAATCCACACGCATCAGAATCGCCTGTGTTGAGTCAGAATTTATCATCAATATGATTGTATAGGTCTGATTAATCTAAACGCTTAAAACAGATTTCATACAAATTCTATACAATAATTTTAATAACATCAAACAAAAAATAAATATAATTTATCACAACAATTATAACATTATATTCTTATTATATCCAATTTAACTCTATTTAACAACAAAATCTATTATTGACCATCATCCTCCCCTTACTATATAATAAACACAGAATTACATTATTACAATAAATAGTAAGAGGAGGAAAACAATATGAAAAAACTGTTAACCACAATCACATTATCTCTATCCTTATTATTAACTCCTATCTTAACAACTCCTACATTAGCATCAGAGGTTATTTCGCCACAATCACAACAATCTATTTTATCGACAAAAACAATAAAACCAACAAAAGTAACACTAAATTGCAAAACAACAACCTTAAACACAGGTTCAACCGCAACATTAACACCAATTATATCACCGTCAACAGTCACAAATAAGTCAGTTACTTGGAAATCTAGTAATACTAAAATTGCTACTGTAGACTCATCAGGATTAATCACTGGAATTAAAGCAGGGAAAGCAAATATTACAGTAACTACTATAGATGGTAAAAAGAAAGCGACATGTAAAGTTACGATAAAAACTGCACCAATTGTAAAAGTAACTGGAATCAGTTTAGATAAAAGTTCAATGACTATTAATGTAGGAGATACTGAAACATTAATTCCTACAATAACACCAGATAATGCGACAAGTCAAAATATCACTTGGGAATCAAGTAATAATAAAGTAGTTAAAGTTGATTCAAATGGGAAAATTCAAGGTTTAAAAGCTGGAAATGCAACTATAGCTGCAATAAGTAAAGATGGTAGTAAAAAAGCTAGGTGTAGTGTAACCGTAAGAGATATTCAAATTCCTACTATTGTTTCAATCGTTGATATAACTCAAACTATAACTCAAGGCGATAACTATACTTTACCATCAATGGTCGAAGCTATAATGTCAGATGAAACAAAGAAACAAGTTGCAATAACTTGGAGTTCATTAATTGTTGATACTAATAAAACAGGAACATATATATTTTATGGTACTGTCCAAGGATGGAATAAAGATGTTAAATTAACATTGATTGTAACCTCCAAAGTTCAAACAATTGAAGATGTACAACAATTAATTGTAGGTAATTGGGTAACCTCGAATTATAAAATAGGACTTGAATTTTCTAATAATGGATCTTTAATACAATCTTACTATTACACCAATTCATGGTACACAAAAGATGAAATAGAGTATAGTATCATAAGTCCTACAGAAATGAAATTTAAATATATTAGATGGTATGATAGTATGTTTGACAGATGGTTTATTAGTAAGGATGATGATAAAATATTTAATTTCACAATTAATGATAAAGAGTTAACTATTTTAAATTGGAGTCAATATGGAGGGGCGACATTTAAAAAATGGTAGTTTTATAGTTATTTGATTATTATTTAGTTATCTGACCTCTGTGTTTACAGGGGTTTTTTATTGTGATTGTAAAATTAATTTACAAGGATGTGCGGAAAGTCCACTCCTTCAGGTGTGGGATGGATAGCACAATAATGTGTATAAAATAGTTTACAACATACACATTATATAGTATAATTATTTTATGGAAAATAAATATCGAAAAACTAACACAACAGTATCTTTAGCAGTGGATTATAATAAACCATATATAATTAATATATTGGAGGTGAATATCAATTGCTTAAAGCATTCAAATTCAGACTATATCCAAACAAAGAACAAACAACATCAATCAACAAACATTTAGGTTCAAATAGGTTTGTCTATAATCATTTTCTTGCTAAACGAATTGAAATGTATAAAGATAATAAACAGACTTTAACTTACAATCAATGTGCAAATTCCCTTCCCCAACTTAAAAAAGAATTTGAATGGCTTAAGGAAATTGATAGTATATCCCTTCAGCAAACTCTTAAAAACTTAGATTTAGCTTATCAGAATTTCTTTAGAGAAATTAAAAAATGTAATAGTAATCAAGGATTTCCTAAATTCAAATCTAAAAAAGATAATCATAAATCTTATAGAACCAACGTAACTAATAATAATATTAGAGTTGAAGAAAATAGAGTTAAATTACCCAAACTTGGTTTAGTAAAATTTGCTAAATCAAAAGAAGTTTTAGGACAAATTAAAAACGTAACAATATCTCAAGTACCTAGTGGAAAGTATTTTATTTCTATTCTTTGTGAAGTTATGGAGCCTATTAAACTACCAAAATCAGATTTAAATATTGGTATTGATTTAGGCATTAAAGATTTTGCCATCACATCTGAAGCAGAAATTATTGATAACCCAAAATACTACCGTAAATATGAAGACAAACTAGCTAAACTCCAAAGAAAACTTTCCAAGAAACAAAAAGGAAGTAAAAATAGGAATAAAGTCAGAATTAAAGTAGCTAAACTTCATGAAAAAATAACTAATACTAGAAAAGATTTTCTTCAAAAAATATCTACTAGACTTATTAATGAGAACAAAATTATTTGTTTAGAAGATTTAAATGTTGAAGGGATGGTTAAAAATCATAAATTAGCAAAAAGCATTTCAGATGCATCTTGGAGCATTTTTATTACAATGCTTACTTATAAAGCTAATTGGTATGGTAGAGAAGTTGTTATAATAGACAGATATTTTCCATCTTCACAATTGTGTCATGTTTGTGGATATAAGAATGTTGAAATAAAAGATTTGAATGTCAGAGAATGGACTTGTCCAGAGTGTGATTCACATCATCATAGAGATATAAATGCAGCTATTAATATTAGAAATGAAGGACTAAGAACTGTTAGGATTAGTAGTGTAAATAAGTGAAATTAATAAATAAAATAATAACCGTAGGAACTATGGGGATAGCCTGTGGAGATGGAGATTACGAAATTGATGAAACAGGAATCATGCGATTTAAGTCGTGTGAGGTTCAATATTATGATATGTATGCTTTTAGCTATGCTAGTTTTTCAGAATCAATAAAACCTTATGGATGGACATATTATAAAACTGATGTTGATTATCAAGGTTATTCTATTTTCTATTTTAGAAAAGGAAGTTCATTAATAGGAATGGCATGGATCGGATATGATAGAGTTATTTATGGGAAGATTCGTTAGAATTTATTGGATTTAGTTTGGGTGAGATTGTGTTGTGCTAAGACCTCTGTGTTTCAGGGGTCTTTTATTGTGATTCTGATTATAAAATCAATTTGCAAGCGTGAGGATTCAGTGTACTGAGTTTAAATTGTTTGTTGGTATGATTGTAAGGGTATTGTGGTTTGATGGCTTAGAATTGATTTTATGATATTTAGTTAAAAAAAGAGGCTCTGTGAGATAGAGTCTCTTTAATATATTTATTTATTACTTATACTAAATTCCTTATCCAAATACAACTAAATTCTTACTTTTCTCCTTTCTATCTAACAATATATCATAAATATAATCAATTCCAATTGTTTTAACTCTTGTTAATTCTGAATCAATATCATCTCTATCATCATTGTCACCAGAAATATTGAAGTAATTTTCAAAACCGCTATTTGGTAAGTTCTTATATCTTCCTTTGATTTTATTTTTGCTAATAATACCACAATCTCTAAGAATACTTGGTAGAGTTTTCTTATTGACTTTAATATTACTACCTTCCTCTTTACTTCTAGTGCTTAACATTTTTGAAACTTGCTCAAATGTATATGTACCTTCTGCATCAAGAAATACTCCATATTTATCAAGTTTAGGTTGTGCTTCTTCTAATTGTTGCTCGACAAATAATCTTTTTTGTCTTTCTTCTTTGAGTTGAGTTGCTAATTGGATAATAAAATCTGGATCAGTAAGAGTTTTTTCTATTACTTCTTCTGTCATATAAGCACCGTGTTTTTGAATTGTAGGAAGAACTTCGTCAAATATCCAAGATTCAAATTTTTCAGCAGAAGATAGTTCGCTACTTGCTACAAGTCTATAAATATCTCCTTCGGGAATAATATTTACTTCGATTGTCTTAGTTTTACTTTGTGGATGCGGTAGGTTGTGTTTTGCCACCCACTTGCAATGACGTTTAATTGCATTGATTGTATCTTTATATCCAAGTGCGGTAGCAATATCTTTTGCTACAAAGAAGATTTTACCTTTTACATCTACTGTTCTAATTAGACCGAATTCCTCACTATTGAAAATTTGTAAATTGTTTGTCATGTTTTTAACTACCTCTTTCTTTTAATTTAATTATTTTTGTATTTTATATATTATTTTAATTTACAATTATTGGTAGAATTTTTACATTACTTCAAAGATAGCGTACATTTTATATTCTCCTTTCTATTATTATTCCTTATGTAATCTATTACTCAGGCCCATCTCTAATGATAATTATCAACTCCTTCCTATCCTTGTGTATTATAGCACGATGGGAGGATGCTTGTAAAGTAATAAATAAATATTAGAAAGGTTTTGATCATAATGAAACTAGAAAAAGCAACTATAGCAGAAGGTGAATATGCAGATAAGATTAGAGAAGAGTTGTTGAGAAAACCAAGTGATAAGGCAATTGCAAGGAATAAAAGAGCAAATGAATTGTTGAAGAAGTTAAGAAGTTAAGTTTTGGTTGTTTTAAATTGGATTGTTAAAGTAATAAATAAATATATTTGACACGAATATGTCCTATATGATATGCTAACTACGAGGTAAAGGTTACACTCCTTTATACATATGTTTTGATTTTGATAGGCATATGAGTAATGTGGTATAATAGGTGGATAAGGAGTGATTTGGATGAAGATTATTATCCATAATAAGATAGAAGAAAAAGTAATTGAATATCAGGAGAGAACTGGGACTACAAAAAGTTGGTTGGCTAATAGGATGAGTATGAGTCCACAAAATATGTATAAACTAATGCAATCTAATAACATAACTATTGAAACATTGATAAAATTTAGTTGTGTTTTAGGTTGTAATAAAGAAGAACTGTATGAGTATGAAATTATAGAATAATTAATAAATAATTTTCTCCAAATGTTTATATTATTTAAACAATATTTTTAAAAAGTATCAACCATTGGTTGACATATGTAAGATTACCCCTTATACTAAACATTGTAAGGAGATTAATTCTCTTTAACAAAAATTAGTAAAGGGGATGTTTGTATTGAGAGAAATTGAAGTTAATGAGTTAATTACTGAGTCAGATGCTTTTACTGGTAAAGAGGTTCAGGTGTTCTTATCTCCCATTAATTCCAAAAACACTTATAAACAATTTAGGTTGAGAAATGCTGGAGATAATCTGGAATTATATGACATTAATATTGATAATCCTACTATGCAAGAATTGATTATTCCAAAAGATGCTATTAAAGAAATTACGTATTTTGAAGGGGAAAATATCTATAATTCAGTATTTTCAATCGCATTGAATCATGGTCAAATTGATTTTTGTGTTAGTGAAAAACCAATGGTTTGTAAGAAATGTAAAAAATTATTAGATAGACATTATGACCCTTGTTGGCAAATTAATCAGGTTGGTAGATATGGTAGTTTATGGGACAATGATCGAGTTGTGATTGATTTATGTGAAGATTGTTTATTGAAGTTTCTTGGTTATAAAGATGGTGATTCGGATGAGTGATTTAACATTGTTTAGAAAAGAAAGTTTTAATGGTGTTGAATGTGACTTCTGGAGTAATGAGAATGATGATGTATTTATGACCAGTGAGCAATTAGGCATGGTTTTAGGATATATAAATCCTAAAAAGGGAATAAGTAATTTAGTTGGGAGAAATGAATATCTAAAAGAAGCAGAGTTTTCTTCGTTCCTCGCTGTGAGGACTGAAGCAGGAGATCGTGAAACAAGAGTTTTTACAGAAGATGGAATTTATGAAGTCGCATTACTTGCAGGAACTGAAAAAGCTAAAGAATTTCGTTCATGGGTAAGGAGAATCCTTAAAGGACTTAGAACAGGAGAATTAGAATTATTAAGAAAACAAATTGAAGAAGACAGACCAAAAGTTCTACTATATGATCAAGCAATGTCATCTAAAACAAATAAGACTATGATGATTGTTGCAAAGGAATTAAAGTTAAGTGGCAGGAATAAATTGTTTTGTTTTCTTCGCTCAGAAAGAATATTGATGTCAGGTAAAGGGAAACAAAACATTCCTTATCAACAATTTTGTGAGTCTGGATATTTTGAAGTAGTGTTAAAATCCAAGATAATTGATGGAGAAGTTGTGAATTTCCCTGTGACTCTTGTGACAAGTAAGGGTATGGACTATATATTCAAGAGGTTAGAAAAGAGCAAAGAAAAAGGCTTGCTGAAACAAGCCAATTAAGGGATATTTAAAGAATTCATGCAAGCAAATTATATCATAGACTAAGGAAAGAATCCACATGATTATTTTATTGTTTAAATTTATTATCTCCTTGATTATCTTAATATGTATACCCCATATCCTTTATTGGAAATAATGTTGATATATGGAAAGGAAGGTGATATGATATGTTTAAAAAGATAAAGGGAGGAAAGTCGATGTATGCTATAGCTTTTGATCTGGATACTCAAATTTTAAGTGAAAACTATGATAAGCAACATTATAACAATGCATACAATGAGATTAAGCTTTATTTGTCAAGTAAAGGTTTTGATCGACAGCAAGGAAGTGTTTATTTTGGAAATGAATCTATTGATGCTGTCAAAACAGTTTTAGCTGTTCAAGGATTGGCAAGAAAGTATTCATGGTTTGCACCGTCTGTAAAAGATATTCAAATGTTGAGAATTGAAGAAAATGGTGACTTGTTACCAGCTATTTTAGGAGCTAATGATTAAGTAGAGAGATGAGAAGATTGGATAATAATTTAATTTAGTAATCTGAAAAGAATCTGTAGAAATGCAGGTTCTTTTTGTATTAGTTGGTTAATTTTAATATTGATAATTTTAGCAGACTTTGGACGCTTAGTTTGCTATTTTATATGGGAAGTGATTGCCTCCAACGTCACTTCTTTTGTTTTGGGAGGGTGGGAAACTGCTCTCTCTTTTTGTATTTGTTTTGTTGGAGGTTGATTAAGTGGTTAAAGATGATAAATAATAATTTAGAAAGTTGGAGGAATGTAAAATGAGTAATAATGTTGAAACAAAGGTTTGTAAGGTTTGTGGTAATGAGAAGTCGGTTAGTGAGTTCGGTTCAAAAAGGAATATGGTTTGTAAAACATGTAAATGGATAGAAGATCATGAAGATTTAGATATGATTAACGATTTATCCAAAGATGAAAATGTTATAATTCTAGATTATATTCTAAACAGTAGAATAAACTTTTTAAATGAATTTGAAACCATTTTACATAAACCATTAAATGATATTCTTATTAATATCCAAAAATTAAATATAAGAAATTATAATTTGACAGTTAAAATAAATTGCAATGCCTGTGGCAAAGAAATTTCTTATAAACTTACGTCTTATTTAAATAGAGACAATTATTTTTGTAGTAGGGAATGCCAAAATTATTTTCAAAGTTATTCTTATGGATGTAAAGATGGTTATCAGAAATGCGGATTTTGTACTCAAGAAAAACCCTATGATGAATTCAGTAAAAATGGTAAAGACAAATATGCCACTGTTTGTAAAGTATGTGAGGCTATCAATAAAAGAAATATAATTTATGACAATATTTTCACAGAACAAATAGTGCATATGATATTTGACAATATATTAAATAGCAAAATTGAATCACTTAATCAATTATCTTTATTAATAAATATAGAATTAGATTTATTAATACCTTTTGTCAAAATTATTAATATTAGTAAGAAGCCAATTAAGTTGGAATTTAATTGTCCAGTTTGTAGCAAACAAGTTTTTAGGATTATTTCTTTAATGGAAAGTGCAAATGAGCATTATTGTAGCAAGGAATGTTTTGATATTGATCAATCAATGGAAATATTAATGGAGTGCAAATGGTGTGGAAAAGAGTTTAATAAAACTCCATTAAAAGATCAAGAGAATTATTTTTGTTGCCATGATTGTTCTACAAAATATCATGCCAAAAAGAGAACAAAGGATTTAATAGTTGCTAATTGTGAATTTTGCGGAGAAGAATTTGAAAGAAAAGAATATAATACAGGTAAAATATATTGTTCAGATGAATGTAGGGCTAAAGGATTTAATTTAAAAATGAGTGGTAAAAACAATCCTAAATATGTAGAAAGATTGACTATTAAATGCGACTGGTGTAAAACAGAATTTGGAGAAACTGAGAATAGTTATAATCAGTCTACAAATCATTTTTGTAGCAAAGATTGTGCTCGTGCTTACCACGCCAATGTATTTTCTCAAACTCCTGAGTGGAAAGAGTTCATGAGAGTTGAGATGGTCAATAGATTATCAGATGGCATTATGTCACATACAGATACCAAACCGCAGTTAGCAGTAAATGATATATTGAAGGAATTAGACGTAGAAAATGAAAATGAATATAATTGTAAATATTACGCTATTGATAATCATTTAACTGAGTCTAATCTTTTCATAGAAGTAATGGGGAGTTTTTGGCACACAGATCATCGAATATTTGATAAAATAAATTATCTTTCTCAAGCAACGGGTATTAGTAAAGACAAAGCAAAGAAAACATATATTAAGAAATATTATCATATAAATATGTTATATCTTTGGGAATATGATATAAATAATGATAGAGGACTGTGTAAGGAACTGATAACATTATATGTAAATAATAAAGGTGTGTTAGATAATTATCATAGTTTTAATTATCATCTAAATAATGGAATTTTAACAATAAACAAGAATATTGAAATTCCATATATGGACTATGATATTGAAGATTTAAATAAGATAATTGATCTGTCTGTTAGGGAGGCTAGAAGTACATATCAACCAGAAAAACATATTACATATAATTGTGAATATTGTGGCACAGAAACATCTTGCATGTTGACACAATATGATAGAGTAGGTCATCATTTTTGTTCAAACAAATGTAATACAGCTTATTATGGAGCAAAAAGATTGAAATCAAAACAACTGTGTAATGTTTGTGGTAATAATATACCTCATAAGAATGGTTTGTGCAAAGTTTGTACATATAAAAATACTCATGATATATTATATTCTGAAATATGGACAGAAGAAATAGGAGATATAATTTTAAATAATGTTTTATATAAAAGAATTGAGTATTTAAATGAATTGGAGGAGATATTAAATATACCATTAAAGGATATATGTGAATATATAAAATTAATAGGTTATGCTTCAACATTGAGAACACAAAGAGTGTGTTTACAGTGCGGTGAAGAATTTACTTTGCCTATGAACAGAATTATAAGTGGCAAGGATAAATTTTGTTCTCCTGAATGCAGTCAATTATCCAAAAGAGATAGAATTAAATTAGATTGTGAATGTTGTGGAAAGGAAATAAGCAGAACACAAAGTCAATATGATAAATCAAAAAATCACTTCTGCTCTCATGAATGTTCTGACAAGTGGATGAAGGAAAATAGAGTTTCTACTAAGATTGACAAAGTATGTGAAATTTGTGAAATAGATTATCAGGTAGTTCCATCTCAATCTGAGTCAGTAGTGTGTTCTAGAGAATGCCAAGGTAAGTGGCAATCGTTACATTTGGTTGGAGAAAATGCTAATGGGTATAAAGGTAATAAATAGTAAAAGTTAGGATTAGTTAATTAAGCTAATCCTAACTTACCATTTTGTATTAACTTCTGGCGAACATATTTAAATACATTAAATGTGAAATATCCTCTAATGCAAACAAAGTATTTTGCTCAATTCCATTATCATCTATATAATTTAAAGTTAAAAAATGTACTAATTCAATTGTTTGTTTATTTCCAATTCCACTGATTCCTCCAACTATTGCACCTAATGGCCCTGCAACCACAATGCCAACCAAGGATCTTTGAATTACACTCTTTTGCTTATCAGTTAGCATTTTTGAATTAGTAACAGTTTTATACTTAATTCTTTCTTTTGGGATTAAATATTTATTGTCTATTTTTACAGATATTTTATCACTTGATATTCTTACTATTTCGCCTTCTATTAAATTTGGCATCCCTTGTATATGTCTGAATTTTATAGGTGTAAGTTTTCCTTGTTTCGCATTTTTTAAAGCAGTTATTATCGCAATTAGGCTAACAATAAAAATTAAAATAAGTCCAATAAGAATTTTGTTCATAGAATAAAGCACCTTCCTTCCTATGTATTAATATTACCCTATTTTGTAAAATATGTCTATAAAAAAAGGAGATTGATAATATGAAATTTAATGAATTAAAAGAACAAATCCAATTAGGTGTAAATGTATCTGAACTTATTAACTTTGAATATGTTCCACTTATGTCTCAAAAAATAATAATAGACAATATAAAATCTATTTGCTTAAAGGAAGATAATAATGGTATTTTAAGCATAGATTATGTTTTTAAAAATTTGTTCACATTGCTTTATGTTTCAGTAAATTTCACAAATATTGAATTTGAAGAATTATACGATGAAGAATATAATCTAAATTCTAATTTTGCATTTGAGATCTATGATTTATTTAAGGAATATAAAATAGATAAATTTATATTTAATCAAGATGACTGCAAAGATTTTGTTGAAATATTAGAAAATGATATAACACAAGAAATTAATATTAAAAATAGTGTAAGTTCTGTTTTGTCGCAAGTATTAAATAGTATTGCTGGTAAACTTCCATCAGAAAATAGTGTAAATTCTTTGATTGGGGATCTTCCTGCATTATTAAATTCATTCAATCAACAAGTTAAAAAGAAAACTCCTTCCAAGAAGAATCAAGGTTAAATTATGGCAAAAACATTTAATACTATTGAAGAATTGATGATATACTTACAAAATCAAATTCCCGTTAGTTTAGAAACGATCGGAGAAGAAGTTAAAAAAATATTAAGAGATAATGTTCAGCAACTTTGGTACGACAGACCATTTACTCCAACTCACTATACTAGAAGTATGGAGTATATAAATTCAATTGTATGTTCAAAAGCTACAAAAATTTCAAATGGTCAATATAAGGTTGAGATATATTTTGCTACAGATTTGATTCAGCCTTATATAAGTCAAAATAGTGAATGGAATCAACATGCAAGTATTTATGGAGAAGATGTTTCTGCTCAAATTCCATATTATATTGAAGAGGGCAATAATTCTCCTTTATTTGAGTATCAAGGAGTACATCCTGTAAAAATAACAAAGGAGTGGATCGAAGATAATGATTATTTAAGAAAAAGAATGATTAAATTTTTAGGAAAATATGGATTTAATTGCTCAGTGATATAAGTATTTATCCCCTACTTTTAGTGGGGGTGTATTTTTTATACCCCAAATTAAAAGAGAGGTGATGTTATATGAGTGAAAATATAGGAATTAATTTACAAGCAGGATTGAATGTATCTCAGTCAACAATTATTATAAAACAACAAGTACAAAAAGTTCAAGACCTTTTAAAACCATTGAATATAAAAATAAATAGCGATACTTTAGTAAAAGAATTCGACAAAGTTTCAACTAGTATTAAAGTTGCTACAGATGGAACTTCGAGAATACAAAAAAACATTATTAACATAGCAACTGAAGAAGGAAAATTAGTACAGATAACCCAAGCATACAATAAAGAAATAAATGCTATGGCCGTTTCTGGGATTAAAATAGTTGATAACCTAAAAGCTCAAGCAAATGAGGCAAAAAAAGTTACTGAAGCAGTAAAGAAATCTCAACAAACTATTTCTGATACAGCCAGAAAAATGAGTGTAGATGAAGAGAATAAAAGAATATCTACTGTTACAGAAGCGCAAAAAAGAATTGAGCAAAGAATACTAGGCAGTAATCAAACTATATCAGAACAGCAAAAACGAATGAATTCTGTGAATGCAAATAACTATGAGCAAGTTTGGTTAAAAGCATTTCAAAGAGTAGAAGCAGAAGAATTAAGATTAGCAAATATGATGGGTAGAATGAACGAGCAATCACAAGCGAGGGTTTCAAGTCAAAACAATAGAAGTGATTTAGCTCAAAACACAGCAATTAATAATGCTTCTGACAGTGCTTATGTCCAAGCGCAAAGAGATGAACAATCAAGACTTAGGGCAAGACAAGAAGCAAGTGATACTGCTCGTAGAATGATGGCAGATGAAGAAAATCAAAGGGTAGCAACTACAACTAATGCTCAGAGAAGAATTGAACAAGCAATTTTAGGATCTAATGAAACCATTACTCAACAACAAGCAAGAATGAACTCATCTCAAGCAAATGGCTATAGATATGAGCAAATGTTTTTACAAGCAAGTAGAGAACGAGGAGCATTAGATACTAGAAATGCTGAACTTGAATCTCAAAGACTCATTGCTTCTACTAGAAATTTACAAGCAGAAAGACAGCAAACGGCAGAATTACAAAGACAAGTTGCATTATATCAAGAACAAAATGCAATACAACTTAGGAATCTACAATCACAATATGGTAGTTTAGCTAGAACACCTGAAATACAGTCTCAAATTTCTGCTATTCGTGGAACAGTTGGCGGTTTAAGCAGTTCTGTTTTAGATGCAAATGGTTTTAGAACTCAATCTGCCCAAATAAATACAGCTATAAGTGGAATTAGAGCAAGTTTAAATGAAGCAAGAACTGCATCTGATAATTTTGGAAACGACTTGGTAAAAAATGGAATTAAAATGCTTCAATGGGGAGTTATAGGAGGAATTCTGTTCGGAACCCTAAGGCAAATAAAGGAAGGATTTTCCTTTATAAATGACCTCGATAAAGCAATGACAAATATTTCCATGATAACAGGAGAATCTAGAAACTCTATTGTCGAGATGACCAAGGCATATGCTGATTTAGCGACACAATTACATACCACTACTGGCGAAGCAATGAAATCTGCAGAAGAATTCTTAAGGGCTGGTCACAACCAAGAAGAAACTTTAAAATTAATTCAATCTGCTACTGTGATGGGTGCTATTGCTGGACAAGACTCAAAGTCAAGTGCAGATCAATTAATTGCAATTACAAATGGTTTTAAAATGTCTGCTGATCAGGCTATAGATGTTGTTGATAAATTGACAACAGTCGACAATATGTCTGCTACTTCGACAAAAGAATTAGGAACTGCATTAGAACGAACTTCGGTTTCGGCACAGATGGCAGGAACCTCATTTTCAGAATTAGTTTCATATATTGGTACGGTTTCTAGCATTTCCAGAAAAAGTGCGAGTTCTATTGGCGAAAGCTTTAAGACAATATTTTCCAGATTTCAAGATGTACGTGGTGGAAAGAATTTTGATGCAGAAAATCAAGATATCTCAAACGTAGAACGTGATTTTAAAAAATATGCTGATATATCTATAAGAGAAACATCTGGTGAGTTCAAGGATTTCTCAATTGTGATAAATGAGTTAAGTTCTAAGTGGAATACGCTTTCCGAAGTGGCCCAGAGTGCGGCTTCAAAAGCTCTGGCAGGAACGAGACAAAGAGAGAATTTCTTAATTCTTATGAACAATATGGATACAGCATTAAAATTACAATCAGCTCAATTGGATTCAAGTGGTTCAAGTATGACTCGCTACGGAGAATTTGCAAAATCTACAGAAGCAAAGTTGAATGATCTAACAAATGCAGTTCAGAAAATTTGGCTTAATTTATTGTCATCTGAAGCTATAAATAGTGCAATTGAGGGAATGACTAAATTTGTTGGTGTTATTGATAACGCCACATCGATTTTTGGTGGATTTAATACTGCATTATATTTAGTGATTGCAACATTATCGATATTTAAAGGTCAAGCAATTGCTGGAGCTATTGCTGCTTTAGGTAAATTCGCATTAGCTAATGGGATTGCCGCAACAGCAACTAAAGGCTTTGCTGTTGCGTTAGAATTTTTAAATGCTAACCCAATAATTCTAGCTCTTACTGCAGTTGCTGCAATAACTGCTGGACTTGTTCATTACGCTAACCAACAAGCTAAAGTAAAAGAACAATTAGAAGCAACGGTAGTAGCACAAGAAAGTTTTAATTCTATTCTTAAAGATTTCCAAAACACTCTTGATCCTAAAAAAATAGATGAACTATCTACCAGTCTTGAAAAATTAAAACAAAGTTCAAACTATGATGAAACAATTAAAAAAATTCAAACATTAAAAGATGAAATAGCAGGATTACAGGAATCTGAAGTTGAACAAGGAGCAGACTGGACAAAAACAATTGCAAGTAAAACCAAAGAAATAGAGACTTTAACCGCATCAATAAAACCATATACAGATGCACAGTCTAAATATAACGAACAACAAAAAATCGCTACTGCATTGGATTATGAGTCTGTCCAAGCAGGAAATAAGAAAATTGCGTTAAAAATTCGTGAGAATGAGTCTAATAGACAATTAATTGATAGTTATCAAAAAGTTCATGATAAAATTGCACAAGGAAATGAATTAACTCAAGAAGAATCTAATTTAAATCAAAAGATGATTGATAAATATCCTGAATATACTAAAGTATTAAATGATAAAACTACAGCAGTTGGACTTGATATTGATGCTTTGAAATTAAATCAAACCGCAGAGGAAGCATTAGCAATAGTTTCATTTAATGCAATGAAAACAAAAGCGGAGTCAAGTGCATTAGCCACAAAACAAATAATTGCAGATACAGAGGCAAGAATACGTGCAATCCAAGCAGAAATTGATGCCCTTCAGGGTAAAAATGAAGCAATGGGGTCTGCTAATGCAAATATACAATATCAAAAATTATTAGAACAAGGTTCTGCTCAGACTTTTATGGAGTTTAAAAATGGCACCATATTTAATGACACTATTACTCCAAAGTTAAAAATAGACTTAAGTAGTGCTTGGAAGCAATTACAAACGGCTAAACAAACTTTGGGTGCTTGGAATACATTATCAAATATGAGTATTGATGATTTGAAAAAAGGTGTTTCAGATAGTAGTGGTAACAGTTTTGATCCTCCTAGTTCTGATAAAGACAAAGACAAAAAAGAACTCTCAATAGAATCAATCACACAGGCTCTTCTTGATCAAATTGAAGCAGAACATCTTTTGACTAAAACTCAATCTGATAAGATATCTAAAGAATTGGAACAGGCCAAGTCTGCTAAAGATTACACTTTAATCCTTGAAAAACAAAATGAACTCATCTCAAATCAAGCGAAAGAACTGTCTCAACTCCAATCAGCAAGAGACAAAATAAATTCCTTAAAAGATTCTGCTTTGTCATCTTCTAAATTTGGTGATATTAATCGTTGGTACACGGGGCAAGATAATAAAGAAAGCGTAACGTTTGTACAAGAGAAAAATGCTCAGTCTGAAGAAGTTCGCAAAGCGATGGATGAAGAATTTAAATCTTCGCAAATACTTAGAAATGGCTGGATGTCTGTCACTAAAGCCATTGAAGAAAATATTGAAAAATCCAGAGAATTCGCAAAGCAATCTCGCGAAGACCTAATAAAATCCCTAGAAGAACAATCATCCCTCCTATCCTCAAAAGAAACCACTTCTCTAGAATCCTCCTTTAAAAACCTAGACATCGAATCATGGATAAAGAAAAACGTCTCGACTACAAAAACATGGGCAGAGACAATATCAGAACTTCAAGAAGAATTAGCAAAGCTAGGTAATCCAACAACATTAGAAGGTCAAAAAAAGTTTAATGAACTAATGGTTCAAAGTGCAAAACTTGCTGCTGATGCGAAAAAAGCTCAGGATGAGTATGCAAAATCTGTAGATAAAATGAGACAAGAAAAACTCTTCGAATCCACAGATGCAAATCTTCAAGCTATAATGGACGAAATTGACTCCATAGACCAACAGCAACAATTATCAAAAGGTGGAATATCATCTGCTGTACCTAAAATTGATATGGAAATCATCCCTCGCATAGATTATAAATCTGTTGAAGAAGCAATAGAAGAGATTCCTAAACCAAATGAAGACCTCTACTCATATAAACCCCCTCTCTCCTTCGTTGAATTCATAAATAATGAATTTACAAATGCTGTATCATTAGCAAATAATAATATATCTCAACTCAAATCAAAAATCACAGCATTAGGTGCAGTCACTCCTGAAAATAAAGATCAAATACTATCATATTATCAACAAATCCAAAATCAAGTCCAAATATTAGCTGATGTTGCTAAAAATGCTCAAGATTCTCTTAAATTAAAATTAGATTCGGGAGAAATATCCCAAGATGATTTTAATAATAAGATGCAAGCAATTCAAACAGCTTCAATTGAAGTTCTCGCAATCCCAAAAATAGAAATCACAGCAGAAGCAACTCAAGGGATTCAAACTTTACAAGATCAAATGAAAGATATTGTAGTTGATGCTGATACAAAATTAGCAGATGATAAATTATTGGCATTAATTAGTAAACAGTATGAAACCATTATCACAATAAATGCTGATGATATTGCTGCGACACAATCCATATTAATGTTACAACAACCAACATCATCAATTCATACAATTTATGTTCAAACTGTAGAGGGAGAAAAACCAGAAGGTTATGCCAAAGGAACAAAAAATCATCCTGGAGGATTGGCATATGTCGATGATGAATTAGGTGGAAAAAGAGAATTAATAGTTCTACCTAATGGAAGTATTATGTTGGGTGATAATTCTGGGCCAAAATTAGTTAATCTTCCAAAAGGCACAGAAGTAATTCCCAATGATGAAACTGAAAGAATATTAAAATCTAACAATGGTAAAATTCCTGCATATGCTGATGGTACTGGTTCTCATATCACTGATATTGATTTTCTCAATGATAGTTTAGAAGAATTTGCTCAATCAATTTCTGATGTTTCTAAAGAAATTGCTAAAACAACAAAGATTGTTGCAAAAGACAATACTGCTGTAGAAAAATCAGATAAAAAAATTGCTGGATATGAAAAAACTCTATCAAAATATTTGAATGAAGATGGATCATATAAGGATAAATATGTTGGTTCAAGAAGTGCTGAAAGAGCTGTTGATAGAACACAAAAAAATATTGATAAAGAAACAATTAAAAATGAGCAATTAGTAACAAAAGCAGAATCAGATCAAGCTATTCTTGATGGTCAGAAAGCTTCAAAAACAGATTTTACTCAGAAACTTATAGCAACTCAAAAAGCATTAGCCAATTTAAATTCTGCACAATATATTGAACAAAAGATTGACCTTTATCAAGAAGCAATAACTGTAGCATCTGCAAATATTGATGAGCTATATGATTCTATTGCTAAATATAAAAACGATGATGGAACATATGAAGATAATGAAACTACTAGAGAAGTTTTGGGGAAAATCAAATCTAATTTTGAGGCTTCAAAGTCCGCGCAGCTCTCAATAAAACAATTAGTCAAAGAGAGATTCGAAGCTGAATATGAAGGATTTGACAAAGCTCAGGAAAAAGCCGAAGCTCAAGTTTCATATTTGCAAAAAACCTTAGAATATCAAAAATTAATTGGAGCAAGTATTGAAGATCAATTAGCAACTGAGCAAGCGATTCAAGAAGAAAATCAAACTAAAGTAGATTCTCTTCAAGCTGAAAAAACACAATTAGAAACAGATTTGGCTGAAGCTGAAGCAAGTGTAAAAGCAGATTTAGCAAAAGTTGATCCTAATTATACTGATGCTGATTTAGCAAATGCATTAGCAAATTCACAAGAGTTTAATCAAGCATCTGATAAACTTGATGAGGTAAATGGTAAAATTATTGATGCTAATATTACAATTAAGCAAACTGCACAAGAGATTGAAAAAATTAAATTTGATAAATTGGTAAAACCATTTGATGACGCAATATCTCGTCTAGAAGTTTTATTAAAGTTATTAGATGAAACTGATTTTGCAGGAAGCATTGAAAATATAGAATCTCAAATGGCAGAAACGGCTTCTAAAATTGAAACAATTAAACAACAAATTGCTACTGAGATGGCTAGGACAGATATTACCGCAGGCGAAAAAGCAACAAATGTAGCAAAGTATACAACAGACCTTGAGAATGCAGAACTTGCAATGAAAGGTTTAATAGATGCTGAGAAGGATTTTCAAAATAAAGCTCTTGCTCAAACTTTTAAAACTCAATATGAAGCAATTGAAAAGACTTTATTTAATGGAAGTACTGAGCAAGAAGCACAAGACGCATTAAATCAGAGAATTAAGTTGCAAGAAAAATATCTTTCAGGTGCTGAGAAAGACTTAGAGATTAGCAAAATTAGAACTCAAATCCAATCTGAAGGATTAACTCTAACTGCTGAACAAACTGCATTATTAAATACTCAAGGTGACATTGAAAAATCTTCTATTGAACGATTGCAAAAACAACTTGATATTCAACAATTGCAATTAAAAGTAAAAAATCTAATGGAAAATGAATCCATACAACAATTAACAAAAAATGCAGATGGGACATGGGATTTTGCTTATGTTGCAGACCAAGAAGCAATTGCATCAGCACAAGAAGAATTAGCGAATAGTCAAGTTGATTTGATTAATTGGGAACAAGATGAAATTAATGAAGCAGATCAAGAGAAACTTGATGAAAAGTCTAAGTATTTAGCAAGAGTTAAAACCATAATGGATAGAGCTTTAAATGGTGAATATGCTAGTTTCGAAGATTTTCAAAGAGATATGACTAATTTAAATAGAGAATATATGGGTAATATGGACTTAATAAATTCGACTGAATGGAATAATATTTTTACTTCCACTCAGACTAATTTAGATAGTATTGAATCTGCGTATTCTACTTATGTTACTAATTTAGAAGCATTAGCAGTTAGAGCCGAACAAGCATTACAGGAGATTCTTAATGCGCAAGCTGCTGCACAGGCTGCAAATGAAGCCGCAGAGAATGAAACTGCAACAACTCCAACTACACCAGAAACAACTACACCAGAAACTCCAACGACAACTACTACAACAACTACTATTGAATTAGAAAGAGATCCAAATGGGCCAAGTACTAAGGTTGTTAAAGTTAAAACTGGTTCATATGCTGAAGGTGGGGAGACTCAGAAAACTGGATGGCACTTTTTGGACGGAAAAACTGGTTCTCCTGAAAGAGTTTTGACATCAGAACAGACAGCGTCATTTAATAGATTAGTTGATATGTTACCAACTCTTGATATTACTAAGATAATGAATGATTCTGTTTTAAAAATTAGGAATATGGCAGACATATTTAAACCAGTTGACCTTGTTAGAAATATTAGTGGTCTTTTGAAGCAAACCCCTCAAGTCACTCAACAAATATTTAATATTGACAAATTAGAATTTCCAAATATAAAAGACGGTAGTAACGTGGAAAGTCTAATTAATGGGTTAACCTCATATGCGATTCAGTATTCTAAAAAATAGTTAAAATGAAAGAGTATGTGAAAACCATACTCTTTTGTGTACATAAATAAAGCATACAAATTTTAGCAAGCAGATGGAGATTGCAACTCCACTTTCCTCATTCACTCCGAGGAATTCTGCTTGCTTTTTATATTGTCAAAAAATGGAGTGAAACTATGAAGGAGTGATGATTATGTTGCTAACAAAAACCGTAATGGTAAAATGGAATCCTGCAAATGCAGAATATTATAAAGAGAAAGGATACACTTTTACAAAATGGAGAGATGGATTTGAGGTAAAAATTGAAGATTTATCTAAAGGTTCTCATGCAAAAATAGATATATTATGTGATTATTGTAACCTTAATATAATTACTAGAGAATATAAAGACTATCTAACTAAAAAGAAAAATTCAGCAATACAAAAAGACTGCTGTTTAGATTGTAAATCGTTAAAAACAAAAGAAAGCAATCTAATGAATTATAATGTTGAATCTGTTTTAAATATCCCAGAAGTTAAATATAAAATTAGCAAAACTCGGAAACAAACGAGTAATGATGTTGTATTAAGTAAGGCAATACAAGATAAAAGAAAAGCAACAAATAGAGCAAGATTTGGAGTTGATCATCCATCTCAAAATGAAGAAATTAATCAGAAAATGAAACAGACTAATTTAGATAGGTATGGTTTTGAAAATGTTTTTCAAAATGAAGAAATCAAAGAAAAAAGTCGTAATACAAATATGTTAAGGTATGGATTTGAATATCCTATGCAAAACAAAGAAGTTAGAGAAAAAGGTATCTCTACAAATCAAAAAATATATGGTGTGGACAATTATACTCAAACCGAGGAATATAAAATAAGATCAGTTGCTATTTCTTTAGAGCACTGGGGCACTAAACACCCTATGCAGAATGAAGAAGTGAAAGCAAGAGTAACAAACACAATGTTGAAAAATTGGGGAGTAGAAAATTCTATGCAAAATGAAGAATTGAGAAATAAAGCTTTTACTACCAATATTGAAAGATATGGATTTAAATGTTCTTTGCAAAACGAGGAAGTTAGAGCAAAAGCTATAATGACAATGTTTTTATCTGATACTTGCCCAACTTCTAAACAGCAAAGATATGTTTACGAAGTAATTAAAAAACAAGAAATAGATGTAGTGTTGAATTACCCTGTTGGTTCATGTAGTTTAGATATGGCATTCCCTAATAAAATGGTGTTTATAGAGTGGGATGGCGGTGGACATGATTTAGATGTAAAATTAGGTAGTATGTCTAAGGAAGAATTTGATGCAAAAGAAAGAAGACGATACTATTACCTTAATAAATTAGGTTGGAAAAGTATTAGAATTATTAGTAAAAAAGATGTAGTTCCTACTGAAGATAAAATATTAGAAATACTAAATCATGCAGAATTAACATTTAAAGAAGGACATTCGTGGATTACTTTTGATATTGATGATAACACTGCAACTAATCGTAATGGGTTTATACTTTATGATTTTGGAGAATTAAAAAGAGTTAAAACTGAACAAGTATTAAATAAAATAATTTAAAGCTATGCGTTACAGTATTCAAAGAAATAAAAGTACAATTTATATGGTTTGTGTTTTAAAGAGTTGGAGGATTAATTTCTTCTAACTCTTTTTGATAAATTAAAGATATTAGATTTGAAAGGAGATGATTATTTTTAATTTAGAAATAGCAATACGAAAACAATATAAATAATAATTTAAGGAGGATTAAAATGGGACGCATTTCTCAAAATGAGTTAAATGATGCTGTTAATACACAGCTTAATAAAACTTCCGACATAGGAGATAAAACACAATTACAAACTACAAATAAGACAGATTTGGTTAGTGCTACAAATGAAGTCGTAGCAACGCTTACGGGGCATTTGGCGGATTATATCTATCAGACACCTACAATTGTAGGTACGCAAATCCAGATCACTAAGCAATCTGATACGACACGATTATACTTTAAACTTGATGCTGATTTAACAGGTGGGGCAATAACAATATCTCTTGATGGCGGTACAAGTAATTTACCACTTAAGGATATCGACGGCAACGCATTAACGGAACTTTCAAAAGGCTATGTGGAGGTAGTAGATAACACAACTTTTTTTACTTTGCGCCCTAGAGGCGCTAGTTTAAAAGGTGTTACTAAAAATACTTTCACGATTGAAAATGGAGTAACGATTCAAAAGGATTACCCTGTTTCATTATCTCCAACAGGAACACTAGTTAATTTATTGAAAAATAATATTTTTGCAAGTGGGGATTCTACTGTTATTGAGTCTTATGTGGCATATGCGCTAAAGATAGCCAAGATAGATGCTACACATTTTTTGTTAATTACTTCTGATAATGCTAATACAAAATGCTGGGCAACAATCATAACATTAACTGCTAGTGGATATACGGTTGGAATAAAATATCAAATACTAAGCCAGTTTACCAACGATATGTCAGTGATAGTAATGCTAACACCATCCAAGGCTATATTTGCTTATAGGGATTCTAATTTATATGTTGCATCATTGGATGTTAATGTTTCTACTGGCGTTGTGTCTTTGGATGTTAATCACATTCTGTATGCCTCAAATACCTCTCCTTCTGGTATTACCCGAGTTTCTAATACAAAAGCAATAGTAGGGTATGATTCTAGTGCAATAGCAATCGAAATAACATCTGGAAGTATTGTGCATGGGACAGCCTTAGCCTCTGGTTATACCGTCAATAGTTCTTTTATGGGCAGGGTTGATGACACACATTGTTTTTGGGTATTGCGTAACAGTACTATCATGACACTTTCACTTATTTTGACAGTTGATGCAAGCAATAATTTAGCTAAGAGTTCTGGATTTACGATTGTTAGTGGACAAAATAGCCTTTTAGCAATGGCTAATTTGAGTGATTCCAAAAAAGTAGTGTTTAACAATAACACTGCTACTATGACGGGAACAGCGGGGACAGTTATTGATATTGATGGTTCTTATGTAATGGCTAAAGGCACTTTTGCAACGATTGATGCTGATACAGTTTTGTATTCAGGGGTTCCAAACTTAGATAATTCAGAAAATGTTTATCTTTTTCAGGATAGTTCAAGCCCTGCAATATTCACCTCTGTCTATGCTGTTGGTACTAAGATATATATTGGAACTGCTAAAATGCCTTTTGCTCCTACAAATATATTGAATGCTAGTTATAGTTATTATATTTTGGGAAACTTATTAATATTTGCATACAAAGACCCATCTACAAGTTATCCAAGATTAATTATTGTGAATTTAATCGGTAATGCTTGTGGAGTAGCTTTGCAAAGTGGTATTGGTGGGGATACCATCAATATAAATCAATTTTAGAAAGGAAAATGGTAAATGAAAGTATTAACTAATAAAATCACTAATGAAATTTTAGTTATTGGGCAAAAAGCAGATATAGTTTCTAATGGTATTGATTTAGGTGGAACTATATTGGGGATTGCAGTTAATGACGGTGTATTTGTAGAAGATTTACCTAATATCATTGATGTTGAAGTCGTCCCCGATGAGGTAATTCCACATAAGTATTGCTACACTGTTGCACATGGATTTGTCTTGAATCAAAATTACTCTATTCCTGAAAGCGAGCAAATATCAGCCTTAAAGAGGCAAGTAAGCCTTATGCAAACAGCTCTCGACGAACTAATCCTCGGAGGTGCATTTTAATGGCGGCGTATATGGGGCAAAGAATTATTGATGGTGTATACACTTATGATTATGTCATTGGGAAACGTTCTGATCTAAAGGTTGGCATTGATGCCTACTTAACCGAAAAAGGCAGGCAAGATTTAATTACTGCTGCGTAGTAGACTCATTATGTCTAGTAACACAATTTAAATAAAAATAAAAAAGAGAAGATAATTATGAGTTATCTTCTCTAATATCATAAATATAAAATCCCAAAATAATAATCCCAAAATAAAGGACTGATAAATAAATGTCACATGAAAAAGAAATTTTAATGGAATCTATTGATATATTAATTGCCGAAAGATTAAGGAAATTAAGGTTTGTTCGTCTTCTAACGGGAGTAATAATCGCAGTTATTGACCCTGTAAATTATACTGTTCTAATAGATGATTCAGAAACTAGCGCAAAGGCAACAAATGGTATTACATATTTAGTTAACGATGTTGTAGAGATTCTAGCAGAAAATAATAATTTACAAAATAAGAGAATTCTTTGGAAACGTCCATCATAAAGGCAGGTGAAAATAATTGGCATTGATACCTACATTGAGAAAAGTAACTCCTTTTCCCTCAACTATAGCTTATACTTTTCAATTTGATGTTTCAGGAATTAGCACACAAATTGTATATAATGAATTAGAAATAACGTTAAGTTCAGATACATCAACAATAATATATCAGCAAAGGATACAAGAATTTAGATATCAACATATATTACCATTAAATACTTTAATCAATGGTAATCAATATGTAGCAAAAATACGTGTTTATGATATTAATAATCTGAATCCATTAGGTGAGTCTTCTTCTTTATTTTTTTATTGTTTTAGTTATCCTAATTTAACAATACCAACTATTGTAAACGGAGAAGTAAATAATCAAACCGTAACTTTTGAAGGAACGTATACTCAAGCAGAAGAGGAATCATTACAAAGTTACATATTTTATTTATATGATAGTAGTCAATATCTTATTGCTCAATCCCCAGAAATCTATAGTGAAACAATTTCTTATGAATTCACCGAATTAGAGAATTCCGAAACATATTATATAGAATTAAAAATAGTTACAGATAATGAAATGCAATACTCTACAGGTTTAATAGAATTTGTTCCAAGATATATTTCGCCTAGATTTGCCAGTGCTATTGAATTAGAAAATTCACCATCAGATGCTAGTGTTTTTGTAAAATGTAACGTGATAAGAATTATTGGTACAACTGGTGTTGCCCCTGTTTATATAGATGATAATATGATTGATTTAACCAATGATGTCGCAACATTTAGTCAAGGATTTTCTGTAAAAGGTGATTTTGATTTACGAGTATGGGCAAAAAATATTATTGAAAACGAAGTATTTTTGACTATAAAATCTTTGAATAACGATAGATTAGAGTTAAAGTTAATTGAGAATAAAGTCTATCTATATAAATATTTAGGTGATACTTACATATTACAAAAATTAATCAGCGATGTGTTAATAGGCATTGCGGGAAATATATTGTTTATAAATGTAAAACATTCAAATAATTTATATGATTTATACTGTGAGGTGATTGTACTATGATAATTTTAGATTATAAACCCTTTGCTACTAATTCTGAATATAATATAGTTTTAAATGAGGTCACTAGGTTTAATTCTATCATAGCTAAAAAAGCAATATTTGATGAAATTCATATAATTGAAAATATAACTACACCCATCACAACTGATAAATTACAATGGCAATATGATACTGTCTTTTTATGGATGTGTAATTCTATGGAGGCTGGAAATCTCTCATTATCGGGGGAAATTCCCATTAACAATTTAAAAATTAGACGAAGAAAAAAAGATGATTTGGTTTTTGAAGATATTAAGATTTTTGATTTTGACATAAATGAGCAAACATATGAATTTAAAGATCGCTATGTCGAAAGCTTAGAGGATTATGTATATGCCATTCAACCTATGGGTGGTTCTACAGAAAATCCAATCTTAGGTGAGAATACTATAGCAGAAGTATATTGTGAATTTGAATCAACATGGATTATTGGTAAAGATAAACAATATAAATTGATGTATGATTTATCTGTTGGTGATTATGAAACAGTAATTCCTAGTGGATTAATTGAGACTGTTGGTAGGCAATATCCATTCATAACAAAGAATGGTAATATTAAATACAAAAAGGGTAGTTTAAAGTGTAAACTTATATCTGACGCAACGATACTTGCAGGAAGTACAAATGCAAAAGAAGAGAAAAAATATAGAAGAGCAATTGAGAAATTTCTTACTGATAACAAACCAAAGCTATACAAAGATGGTTCAGGACAAATGATGTTAATTTCTTTAGTAGATGCTCCAACTTTAACCCCGAACAACGATTTAAATCAATTAATTTATGATATTAGCATTAATTTTGTTGAAATTGCAAATGTAGATACACAATCATTGATAAACAATGGATTGTTGGTGTTGAATCAATGATTACAAATGAAATGTATCAAGTTCATTTTCAATCAATTAGAGAAATTTATATTAGATTATCATTATTGCAAAACTATTTTGTAATTGAAGATGGTAAGAAAGTAAGAAAGTTTAGGAAAGTTGGAGAAATCCAAGGTAATGCTATAGGTGGGGATATTAATATTGATGCAAATTCTGCTATAAGAAGAAGATGTTCAATTAATTTAGCAATTACTGATAGCAGTTTTTTAATTTCTGAGGATAGTAAAATATGGTTAGATAAATTGTTTAGAGTTGAAATAGGAATTAAAAACTTAATTACAGATGAAATTGTATGGTTCAATAAAGGAATTTATGCAATTAATTCTCCATCTGTAAAATATAGTGCAACAGAAAAAACATTGAGTTTAGAAGGATTGGACTTGATGTGTACATTTGACGGAACTTTAGGTGGTTCTTTAGAAGCTGTAACAATAAAAATCCCTGCCAATACTCCTGTTTTTGATGCTGTAAAAACTATTGCAACATCATTTGGGTATATTAGTAAAAATAATCTATATATCGAACAAAATACGGCAACTATTCCTTATGAATTAGAAGTGCAAGCTGGAGATTCTGTTTATTCTTTATTGGAAAAAATTAGGGATCTATATATGGACTTTGAGATGTTTTTTGACGAGGGTGGGCGGTTCATTTATCAAAAAATAAAAAGCAGATATGTCTCTACTAATCCTAGTATAAATGATATTGTTTCTTATAGTTTCCTAGAAGAAAATGATTTAGCAGTGGATTATTCTATTGATTATAATTTTAGTAATGTTCGCAACAAAATTATTATTTATGGGAAAATGTTGGATAATGGCATACAGGTAAAATATATATTAGAAAATACTGATGAAAACAGTCCATTTAATATTAATAAACCAATGGGTATAATTCCTTTTGTTTTTAAGGATGATAACATATTCACAGAAGATCAAGCAGAACAACGAGCGAATTATGAATACTATTTGCACAATAATATGTGTGAGAAAGTAAATATTGATTTGGCACCATTATATTTTCTAGAATGCAATTTGATGGTTGAGTTCAATAAATCAGAAATAAATTTATTTGGAAAATATTTAATTGATTCAATATCCATACCACTTTCGCATGATGGAAATAGCAGTCTTAGCACACACAAGGTTTATGAACAATAAATAGAAAAAGGAGGAATTTAATTGCCGACAAATGAGGAATCTAGCTTCGTATCACCATTATATCTTGTAGATACGTTTGAAGAGCTTCAAGATTTGAGATATTCAGATTTGGCAACAATTGATGAATATCGTGAATTAAAGATGAAGAAAAATGACGGAATAGCAGTTGATGAAATAAGATTAGCAGAATTAGAATTGATATTTCAAAATAAGATTGTTACAAGTTCAAGATGGAATAAATTTCAAAATGCATTATTAGGAATGCAAAATTTTATAAAAACCGAAGTGCAGGACTATGTAGTAGACAAACAAACTGAGATGGAAATATTTGTAACAACAAAAGAAGCTGAATTTCAAACCGAAATTAATAAATTTACAGACAAAGGTACTTTTAATCCTGATATTCTATATTACAAAAATAATTTTGTTTCGTACAATGACGGGACAGGAATTAAAACTTATCTAGCAATTCAAAATCCACCTTTAGGAACATTACCAACAAATACTACATATTTCAGACTCCTTACCATAACTGGGCAAAAAGGCGAAGATGGTGTTGGAATTGGACTTACATTTAAAGGTGCATGGAACAATAGCACAGTATATGCAAAAGACTGGGGTGTGCAATTTGGTGGATTATTATTTGCATCATTAATTGATAATAATGTTGGTAATCAACCTGATATTAATGGAGATACTGCTGCTTGGGGAGTTGCCCTAGATGTTACTATTACGACTACAAAATTAAGAGGACAAAGAACAATTGCTTCAGAATCTAATACAGTTAATTTTATAACTGGGGAAATTATTGCATTTAATCCTTCTATTGATGATTTAGAGGTAATTGTTAATACTACAAGTGTTGAAAGAGGAATAGATTATACAATCAATATTGATAATCAAAGTATAACGAAAGCAAGTGGTACTTGGGTAGCAGGTACTACTTTTTATTTTAGAGTTATACGAAATATGATTAATAATTTGGTATTTGGTGATGGTCAGTCAATTTCTGAGGGAACAGTGACAAAAAATAAATTATCTACAGATGTTCAAACAACATTGGATGTTGTAGCTGAAAATACCATTAAAATCTCTGTTTTAAATGGTATAGGAGAAATAGTTGAAAAAGCAAATAAGAGTGCATTGGATACTACTAATACTAATGTGACCAATTTAAGTAATACAGTTGTGTCGCATTTGGCAGATTATGCGCATCACTACAAAAAAGATGCAGGTAGTTCAGATGCTTATGTCGTTGCCCTTAATCCTACTATTACTTCTTACACAGAGGGTATGACGCTAGATATATTCTGTAAAACCGCTAACACAGGAGCAGCTACATTAGATGCTGGTGGTGGTGCAAAAGATTTAAGGAAATATTACAATGACGCTCTAGAAACTGGGGACATTGAGGCGGGGGCAATTATAACCGTCAAATGGGATTCAGCAAATGATTGGTGGCAAGTGACGAGTGGCATCAAAGTAACCGT